AAGTTCCAGGCCACATTCTTCGCGGAAGAACGTTTCGAACGAGGCCCACCAGCACCAGAGAGAGCCGCCCATCCAGAAGTGCCAGAAGGGCTTGATGCGGCTGTCCACGGCGCTGTCCACGGCGCTGTACACGGCGCTGTCCACGGCGCTGTACACGGCGCTGTCCACGGCGCTGCGCACGGCGCTGTCCACGGCGCTGCGCACGGCGCTGCGCACGGCGCTGCGCACGGCGCTGTACACGGCGCTGTCCACGGCGCTGCGCACGGCGGTGCCCACGGCGCTGTACACGGCGCTGTCCACGGCGCTGTACACGGCGCTGTCCACGGCGCTGTACACGGCGCTGTCCACGGCGCTGCCCACGGCGCTGTCCACGGCGCTGTACACGGCGCTGTCCACGGCGCTGCGCACGGCGGTGCCCACGGCGCTGCGCACGGCGGTGATACCACCCTTCTTGAGCGCAGCCGTCACGGCTCGGGAAATATCCGGAATTGCCCTGATAATTGAGACGTATTGAGCTGCAAAAGGAGCGGCAAGAGCGCCAACCATCGGGCTATCCACCCAAACAATCGGCAGATCATCGCGCAGACCGGCGGCACGGTAGCATTGGCGATACGCAGCTTCAGCACGCGCTCGATCGGCCGGCGCTGTGGACAGGCCAATGTCTATCCACTTGTCGCGATGCGCAACCATCGCGGCAGTCTGATCGGCCGTGAGTTTTGTGATGCGTTTTACCACGGCTCAATCCTCCACGCGACGAGCGAGACCTGAGCGCATCGTCCGTTGGCGCAAAACCTTGTAGGTGCCAGGGGCAAAATTGATCGTGCTGTGCTCCTGATGTTCAAGGGCGACTGGCGTTGACGCCGTGAAGTAAAGCGGAGCATTCGAACCCGCGCCGTCATCGCGGAACAGCGCGATCTGCGGCCCCACCGCGAAGGAGTGGTGATGGCCGGTGCTTTCACCGCGCGCGAGGATCAGGCGCCCCTCTTCATGTGCGACAGGGGTCGCGTTTTGGGGAACGCTATCGCAGCGGACAATGAGCAAATCGCCCTGCGCTGCTCCGGCTTGAATGAGGTTTTCCGTCATTTGTTAAACGTCCTTTCTAAACGTTGGGTAAAAACAAGGCTCCGCTTCGCGGTTAAGCAGCCCTTCCAATTTCATTAACCAAATCTTCCTCCGCGATCTCCGCGCGCAAATCAGCCTCAACGGCATTCGCAACCGCTTCGGTGAGATCGAGAGCCTCGAAAAAATCCAAGCCCTCTTCGTCGTGCAGATGCATTCCCAGCTCGTCCTGCGCGTATCCGATCGGATCGGCGTGGTTACCGGCCGGGTCGAACTTCGCCATGACGGCGCGGAAGAACGCCACCGCCTGGTCGAACTGCACGTCAGCTTCGTCGCCTGCGTTGTTGATCATGCAGGCGCGGTAACGCGGCGATCCGTCGCGGTGTTCGTCGGCGCGCTGCATGGCGGCTTCGACGAAGGTGTTGCGGGCGCGGGTTAGGGCGGTGCGCAGAGCCGGGATCACAGCGACACCTGCGCTTTGATCTTCGCGAGCGCCGAATGTTTGCCGCTGATATTCCGCAGTTCTGTCGCCGCAGAATCCTCAGCGCGCTTCTTGTCGTACGCATTCACCGCATTCTGTACGTCGGCGAAGTACGCATCGATCACAGCACGCGCGAATTCGAATTCGGGATTTAGTCCCTTGATCCGATCCCTATCGTTGAATTCGTATCTGTCGTGATACCAAATCGAACCAGACCATACGGTGAATGTATGACCGTCTTGCTTGCACACGATTGTCATTTGGCACCCAGTGTCATGGCTCCCGAACCAAAGCTTGAAAGGCGCAGGAAGCAATTCTTCAGCTTGTGTACGGCCTGCTCTTTGCAGCAGCTTTGTGCGCTCTACCTCGTAGGTCATCATCCGATCTCCCACTCAACCACCACCGGCACGAACCAGCCCCACGGCCAGGACGGCAGCAGGAACCGGACCGTGACCGGCTTGCGGTGCGTGGCGCGGTAGGCGGCTAGGTCGATGATCTGCGCACTGGGGCGCGGGGTGGGGTGCATGGGGGATGCTCCGATTGGGTACGGAACAATTGATAATGGGATTAATCCCAACAGTCAAATAAAAAAATGGGATGTATCACATTTTATTTGGGGCGCCGTTATGACTGCGGACCATAGAGCGGCGCTTCGCGGTAGAGATGTGAAGGAGGGGGAGAATTCACGGATCGGTGAATTATTTTGGAATAATACCCTAAGTTGATCTTTATATAAAGCGCTGATTTTACATGCTTTATATGCGTGGAATCCAGCTTTTCCTTTCCAGAAAGCAATGTGAGTCTCTCTAACGCTAAAATAAAAACCATGGAGAGACTGTGTGACTAGGACTTTCCGGGAGCCTGGCGCTCCACCGCCCGAGAAGCCGCCGGTAATGCCTGTATGGATTTCCCACGGCATCCCACCAAAACGGAAGCCTAAGCCCAAAGATGGTTAGGTCTTCTTTTGTTGACCTGCAGTTTCGAGGTCTTCGAGGCGCTTTAGCTTTGTCGCGTAGGCCAAGACCTCTTTTTGGTTGTCGGGAGATAGCGAACGGCTCACCCTGAGCAACGCGTTTACCTGGTCAGACGCGTCGCTCAAAAGATCAGAAAGGGAGCAACCAAGCACGCCGCAAACACTCAAAAGCTTAAATAGCGTCGGATTTTGAGAGTTTCCTCTGATAATGTCGCGGACGTAGGTGTCGTTCAAGCCCGCATCTACGGCCGCCCTCTTTTGGCCAATACCCTTCTCCTCCATCCAAAGCTTTAGGTTGTGAGCTAGTACCGCCAACGTTGGTCCGGCATTGGGCGGCACGGGGGTTTCTGGAGCTTTTGGTCTCTTAGGCATGGGGGAATTGTCCCACGCCCCAAAAAAGATTGGCAGTAGGGACGAATCCCATTGACGTGGGGGGATAGATCCCATTATTATCCAGTTCTATGGACACCCAATCATCCCTTCTGGCTGAAATTGAACGGCATATCGAGCGGACCGGTATAGCCGAGACAACGTTCGGCAGGCTGGCGGTCAATGATGGGAAGTTCGTCTCGCGCCTACGCGCCGAGGCGAACATGACAATCAAGACGATTACCAAAGTTCGTCAGTACCTGGACGCACAAAAGATTGTCGCTGCGCCCGAGCAAGAGGAAGCGGCATGACTGACTTTCTCCCTCCCGCTCACGCGCAACTGGTCCTGGCCCTCGAACTCGCCACAAAACGTGCCGGCAGCCAGAAAGCCGCGGCCAAAAAGATCGGCCTAAAACCGTCTGAGATCAGCAATCTGATCAACGGGCGCAAGCTTGTAACGATGCGACAAGCGAAAATCGCCGAAAAAGTCTTCCACGTTTCGGGGGAAGAGCTTTGGGCGGAATCGTGCGTCGCAAAGGGCATGCGCGAGTTTGCGAAGGCGAGGGACGCAAAATGAACCATATAGCTCACTTTTCCTCCGGCCTTGGGGTAAGCGCGGACGCATACACGATGCGTCCGCTGAACGGTAAGCCGTACCTCAGGATATGGATTTCGCAGCCGCAAGACCTTGTTCAAAGCCCGTCCTGTGGGGGCCGTCTTCAGCAAGACTATCACGAAGTAAACCTTCCAGATAGCCAAGTAGGTAAGTCGGAAGTTCCTTCACCTGAATGGCTGGCTGGGTTTGTAGCTGGAGTTCAAACGTCAGAGCGGCGTTCTGCGCCCATTCTGGACTCACGAGGTGGAAGGTTGCCCGATATCCGCAAGGGGCCATTCTTGCATCGCTTGGTATCGAAAGCTCAGCAACTGGCAGATTCTCTAGGCGCATTGCTGCAAGCGCAATCTTCGTCATTTCTCATCCTTTTCCGTGGTGGCGTTGCGGCTCCAACGGAAGCAACCCCGCTCGGTTCCGTCAAGGTGCCGGGCGGGGAGGGCGTTAGAAACTAAGGAGTTCTAACCAATGAACCAAGGTTCCCATGATTGCATTGACCCTGACAACTGTTCTGATCCTGCACCTCTTCGCATGGAGCCTGTGCGTGGCCGCTCGCTGAAGCGACTGCTGCTGGCATTCGCCTATGCGCTGGCCCTTTCGGCATTCATGTCCTTTATGCCTCAAGCCAACGCCTGGATTGAGTGGATCTGCGGCATCGTGGTCGGCACCACCGGCTTTAACCTCCTGCTCGAATGGATCGAGCGGTAATGCGCATCACGCCGTCCTTTGCATTCGCGATGATAGCCGCCGCTGCGTTCGGATATTTCGGCGCGCAGGCGATTTGGTGGTGCTGCGCGTGATCCGTTTGGACACATCCTTTTTTCGAGACCAGGGCGCGTCACGCTTGCGCGTAGCTTCGGCTTTCCTGATGTATAGCGACGCTCGGTTTTCCCCCGATGCTCGTAGAGCGAACTCGGTGCCGGTTGCGCTATCCAGCGCGCCGGCACCATTTTTCTCGGAAGCTGGACTATGAGCATTCACAAACAATTCCCCAAGACCGATAAACGCGGTCGGCAGTATTTGTTCTCTGCTGATGGTGCCATTGGCATTCCCCTTTCGAGCGGCGAGTATGCGTGGGCGGATGAAGCTGACTTTGTGGCTGCATCTTCCATTCGGTGGAGTGCCAGTTATGGCCCGAACACATGTTATGCAATTAATTCCCATGGCTTCTATACCCCGTCTGGGCGGAAAACCTCGCTTCTTCACAGGCTTTTGCTCGATCCCGAGTCATCTTCTGTTCATGTGGACCATGCCGACGGCAATGGCCTAAATAATCGCCGCTCTAATATTCGCATCGCCTCTCGCTCACAGAACATGAGCAATTGGACTCGTACCAACAAGACGGGGTTTCGCGGCGTCGCGGTGAAGAAAAACAGTTCGTCGTTCCTAGCCCAAATCAAAGTAGAGAGTCGCTGCATCTATTTAGGCTCGTTTCTGACGGCCGAAGCCGCTGCGCGCGCTTATGATGCGGCTGCTATTTCTCACTATGGCGACTTTGCCATCTTGAACTTCCCGCCACCGCAGGGCGACTCCCCAGTACGTTCCTGCGATGGCTTAGTCAGTTCGGTATCCCCAGGCTTCATGATCTCTCCTTCCTGTCCACAAGGATTAGGGGAATGAGCATGGCACTGACAACAAATGAAGTTGATACAACCCGCACAGAAAATGATCGGGTTCACTCATTCGGCAGCATCATCAAAGCCTACTTGCACGCGAAATATAGCGAACGGCGCAATGCTGCCAAAGCATTGGCCCGCGACGCTTCGTGGCTGGGGCACACAGTTTCTCACCATACGGCGCGCGCCTGGCTCAAGGGTCGCACGCAGCCGTCCATGGAATCAATCGAAGTATTAGCCGCGCGCTGCGAAGATCTCGCGCGGAAACTGGACGAAGAGCGGGCGAAGCTAAGGTCTGCCGTTAACCGCTAACCAACAGGGGCTACGCGTGAAATTCTTCAAAGATAGGTGGGTAACCGCCGCGAAATACCGTGAGTTGGTCGAGACGGTCGGGCAACTTGAACTGAAGTTTGAGAGCGTCCTGAGTGATGCGCTTGCTGAGAATGCACGGCTCAAGCTCGAGAACGAAGAGATGAAAGCGGTGAACGAGGCCCTGGCGGCGAAGGCTGCGCGGGATGCTGTGGTCATCGCGCAGTTGAAGCTCGAGTTGGACGAAGCGCGTCGCGAGCCAATGCCGGTTGCGGGGGCGTTCTGATGGCCCTACACGAACAGAGCATCGGCGCTACTGACGAATGGTACACGCCAAAATACGTCTTCGACGCTATGGGCGAACAATTCGACATGGACGTGTCGAGCCCTGGCGCTGATGTGACCCCGTGGATACCGGCGCGGCGCTTCATAACCACTGAGAGCCTTTCTCTGCCGTGGCAAGGCTTTGTCTGGATGAACCCGCCCTTCGGTGGGCGCAACGGCCTTGCTCCGTGGCTGGCGAGATTCTTCGATCATGGGAACGGTATCGCTCTGGTCCCCGACCGCACCAGCGCGCCCTGGTGGCAAGCCTACGCCCCTCGGTCTGCGTCGATCCTCTTCGTCGCGAAGAAGATTCGCTTCATTGGGGCGGACGGAAAGCCGGGAGTTTCGCCAGCACAAGGGACCTGCCTTTTCTCCGCCGGCCACCGCGCAGCGAACGCTCTCCGCCGTGCAGAGTACAACGGCTTGGGCTTTCTCATGAAGCGGGAGGGGATCGCAGCATGATGCGCCTCTTCCGCCGCCCCCACGCTGCCCGCGAGAACGCCGAGCTTAAGGCTGCGCTGCGTGTGGCCGAGAAAACGGTCAAATTGCTGGACCACGATCTCCGCATAGAGCGGATTGTGAGCGGGAATCTGAGCGAGAAATGCTTGGCAAAAGATGCTGAGAACAAAGCGCTTCGGGCTTTGATCGCGCGGGATGCCGTGACGATTGGACAATTGCAGATGGCCATTGACGACTTGCAGGCCGCCCGGAGTGAGGCGGCCTAACCCCCAACCAAACCCAGGAACCCTCCCCATGACCCTCGATCAAAACCTCGAACTCCTCCACGCCGCCACCATCGCCATCGTCCGCCGCGGCATCGACCTAACCGCGCGCCAGCAGGCCGTGTTTCTCACCGTCCATCTCTGCGACGGGCCTCCCACGGTGCGCGGCATGGCAACGGCGATGAACGTCAATAAGCCCGCCATCACCCGGGCGATCGACAAGCTGGAAGCGCAGGATCTCGTGCGGCGCGAGGATGACCCGCAGGACCGGCGCAGTGTGTTGGTGAAGCGCACAGCGAAGGGTGCGGTGTTTCTGCGCGAGATGCGGCGGATCGTTGGCGCGGCCGCGGGGGCTGTGAGGGAGGCGGCGTGAGCGAACAACTTAACCAGCTAAGTTTAGCGTCCATCGACGGCGCGTCTGTCGCCGGCATGCTCCGCGCCAAGGTCCGAGCCGCAAAATCGCAACGCGCGATCGCCGAACAGGCCGGCGTGTCCGAGCAATATCTTTCGTCAGTGCTGAGCGGCCGTGAGCCGTCGCAGGCGGTGTTGAACGTCATCGGCGTGCGGAAGGTCGTTAAGCGCGTTGTTACTTATCAGGTTGTGGAGAAGATGGAATGAGCGGAAAGCCAAAGAAATTTGTTTGGCGCGCCAGTAAGCTTGAAGAGATCGCGCGGACTGCCGGCGCCCTGATCGATGTCGAAAAGATGCGAGAAATTCTCGACGCCGCAGAGCCTTGCATCCAGCGCCGTATTCGCAAGGCGGTGTGGGATGAGCGCATTCGAGTGCTGGCATCAATTTACGAAGAACAGGAGTCCAGGATATGACCAACGACACCCCAGGTATCGGCCACAACGACGCTGCGGCGAGACTTCGCCAATACGTGTCGCGGTTCGAGAACCTCGAGGCTGAGATCAAAGGTCTTCGTTCCGACCAATCCGACATTTTAAAAGAAGCGGTTGCCGCTGGGTTCGACAAGAAAGCGCTGCGCACAGTGTTGCGGTTGCGGAAGATGGATCAGGACGAGCGCGCCGAGCAGGAGCAGTTGATCGACACGTATATGAAAGCGCTCGGGGAATAACTCCATGAGCCACATCAAATCACTGGCCGAGACAATCGCCGAATTTCGGGAGACCCCGCTCACGGAGAAGAAGCCGCGGGCCAAACGCGTACCTCGCAAGCGGCCCGAGGACGACTTCCACAAGCAAGTCGCCAAGCTACTGTCTGTCGTGATCGCGAAGCCCGGTGTGTGCAGTCCGCAAGGCGTGATTTGGTACAGCGTGGAGACCAGGGCGAAGCGCTCACTTCGTGAGGGCGCGAACAATAAGGCCAGAGGGTGCGTCAAAGGCTGCCCAGACATCGACATTTATTACGCAGGTTTCGCCTACAAGATCGAGCTCAAGGCCGTCAAAGGCAGGCTGAGCGATGGGCAGGAAGAACTGCACATCGAGCTTGCGCGCGCGAAGGTTCCAGTTCTGGAAGCGCGAACGCTGGAGGCAGTCGCCAAGGTCCTGGATACGTGGTCCATCCCCCATAGGCGCGCAGTGTTGTGAACCATTACGCGAAGCCAAAACCCACAGCCGCGGAAAAGCGCTTCGCACTCCACGAGGCATTCGCCAAGCATGGCGAGAACGATATTTGCTGGGTGTGCAAGACGCCCGGCACCCCGACCAACGAATCTCCCTGCCGCGAGTGCGGCTTTCCAACACCCCAAGGACATATCCCCATGTCTCAAACAAACAGCCAGCCGGTAATGCCTGTTACGTTATTGTCTTGGCGCCAGGTCAAGAAAAACACCCTTCGGGGTTTCGCCGAGGTGCGTGTCGGCAAATCTTTGAAAGTCTCCGATGTCGCAGTGCACGCTGGAAACGGGAAACGCTGGGCCTCACTCCCGAGCCGGCCGCAACTCGACGCCAATGGTGTAGCGATGCGGGACGATCAGCACAAAATCAAATATGCGCCGGTTGTGCAGTGGTTGTCGCGCGAATCTTCTGAAGCATTCTCGGAAAGCGTCATCGCTGCAATCGAGGCCGCTCACCCAGGTGACACGCAGTCAGAATAAACTAATACGAAAGAGAACATTAATCGTGTCTTTCATATCATCAAAACGCTGTGCCAGATGCGGTGTCGAAAAATCAATCGACCACTTCTCAAAAAACAAATCAAAGCCGGATGGTTATGCGGGTTATTGCAGGGCCTGCATTAAGGTCCTCACGGATGGCTATAAGCAAGACAAGAAGGATGGAATCGTCCGGGTAACACCAAGGGCATTGGCGATTTCCTTGGGTCTTCCTACTTATACGACCAATGAGCCGTGCCCTCGGGGGCATATTTGCCTTAGATCCACATCTGACGGCGGCTGCTTGGAGTGCAAAAAAATCACAAGTAAGGCCGCGCTTGAGCGGACAAGAAATGATCCTGAACGAAATCAACGTCGGCTCGAAGGGCTTCGCTCATGGAGAGAAAGAAACAAGGCTCACGTCAAGGCATACGCAAAACAGTGGAGTGCAAAGACCCCGGGCCTGCATTCATTAAAATGGCGCCAAAAAAATCCTGAAAAGGTGATCGCCTATACTGCCGAATACAATCGGCACAACAAGGATAAAAAAGCCATCCTCGAGAGCCATCGCCGTGCGCGTAAGGCAGCAAGTGAAGGTTCTTATACACCGAGCGATATTGCCGACATCCGCAGGATGCAAAAAGACAAATGCGCTTATTGCAAAGTCAAGTTAAAAGGACGCGGACATATTGACCACATTATCCCCTTGGCGCGCGGCGGAACAAACTATAGGTCAAATCTGCAGCTGACGTGCCGTTCGTGCAATTGCAGGAAGCACGCAAAACATCCAATTGAATTCGCTCAGCGCGAAGGAAGGCTTCTATGACCGTGGTCGATGACGCGATCCGTCTGTGTGCGCGCTTCCCCGTCTTCCCAGTTAGGGGGGATAAAAAGCCTGCGTGCAAACATGGCTTCAAGGATGCTGTCACCACACCAGCGGATGTGGTCGACCTATGGCGCCTGTCTCCGGGGCCATTGATCGGTGTCCCGACCGGCGAAGCGTCAGGCATCGACGTTCTCGACATTGACCCGCGTCACGGCGGAAATTCATGGCTTGAAGAAGCTAGAGATTCCCTGCCGATCACTCGCACACACCACACCCAATCTGGTGGCTTGCATATCTTATTCCGCCACGCTGAGGGCGTACGCAATTCTGCGAGCAAGATTGCGCCTGGTGTCGATACTCGCGGCGCGGGTGGCTACATTGTTTTCTGGCCTGCGGCTGGCTGCCGAGTGGAAAACCCAACCACTCTTGAAGACTGGCCAAAGTGGCTGCTCAAGCTTCTGAATCCCCCAATCAAGAAGCGCCACATCCCAGCGCCAGCAACCAAGGCCGAAGCCTCTACGCGCGCCCTGATCATGATCGAGAATGCCTATGATCGTGTGCGCAACGCCCGGCCTGGCCAGCGCCACTACCAGTTGCGCGCCGCCGCCGCCACTCTTGGCGGCTTAGCCGACCAGATCGGCCAAAGCCTCGACAAGATCGAAGACGACCTCGTTGCCCTGATCATGCAGACCGGCGCTGAGGATCGAGTGAATGCCGAAAAGACTGCCCGCTGGGCCTTGGTAAAGGGTCGCGCGTCTCCTCTGCTTACAAGGTAACTCCCCATGCCTGATAGCTCGGCTATCATCAATTTGGACGACCAGCGCCGACTGTCTGATCTGCGAAAAATGCTCGCGGTTTCGGACAAAGGCGCCGTGCTGTCCAATATATCGAATCTAACGCTTATCATTGCGCACGACCCGGAACTGTCCGGCATGTGCGGCCATGATGACTTTCAATGCCTCGACGTTATCCACCACCCCGCTCCCGCGCCGATCGACGGCGCCAATCCTATGCCGGGCCCATACCCACGCGCATGGGGGCCAGCCGATGTTTCGCATGTGCAGTCATACATCCAACGCATATGGGCAGGCACCGCAAAGAAGGGTGACGTGGAAGATGCCATGGTTTCGGTATGCTCCATGCGCCGTTTCCACCCAATCAAGGATTGGCTTGACGGTCTTAAGTGGGACGGAAAGCCGCGCCTCAATGATTGGCTGAGAAAGACGTTCGGCGCCGAGGATACCTACTATGTCCGTGACGTGGCTGCGTGCTTCCTGATCGCCGCGGTCCGCCGCGTGCGCCAGCCAGGCGTGAAATTCGACCATATGCCGGTGCTAGAAGGCGGGCAGGGGATCGGCAAATCAACTGCCGTTAAGACGCTGTTTGGTGAGGAGTTCTTCACAGACTCATTGCCATCCGACCTTGAAGGGAAGGATGCAGCTCTCGGACTGCAGGGCGCGTGGTGCGTCGAATTCGCTGAGATCGAACAATTGATCCGCGCAGAGGTCGAGGTGATCAAGGCATTCTTGTCGCGCTCCGTGGACCGGTTCCGCGCGCCATACGGCCGGACGTTCCTGTCCTATCCGCGGCAATCCGTGATGATCGGCACGACCAACGACACGGACTATCTGCGTGATGCTACGGGCAACAGACGGTTCTGGCCAGTGAGGTGCCAGTTCGTGGAACTGGAGTGGCTACAGGAGAACCGCGAACAGTTATGGGCGGAAGCCGCGCAATGCGAATCCGAGGGTCAAGCGCATTGGATTAGGGAACATGATTCGTTGATCCAGGCTGCCAAAGCCCAAGAGGAACGTCAGCAAGAAGACGTGTGGGACGACAAGATATCCACCTTCACTGCGGGAAGGGCGGAAATCACCACAGGCGAAATTTTGGAATACGCATTGTTCATCCCGACCGAGCGTCAGGGAAAGCGCGAACAGATGCGGGCTTCATCGGTTTTGAAGAAGCAGGGATGGAAAAGAACGACGATCTGGAAGGGAACCAAGGCCGCCAAAGTTTGGGTGCGGGGAGAAGGCCATGAATAGGGTGGTAATAGAAATTGGTCTGAACCCGGTCCTAAATGTGGTAATAACGTCCATGGTGGAAAGAGGTGGGAAGGCCAACGAAAAAGCCAACTCTAACCACCCTTACCACCATTACCACCTGTATGGTGTATATGTAGATGTCCCATATTCGCCAATACGGAAGTTTAGGAAAACCACCTCTAGGTGGTTAGGTGGAAAGTATCGCCTTTACGGTGCCATCCATCCTCCCACCCAATCGCCTTTCCCCCGCGCGCGTATCCAGCCCTCATTTCAATCGAGAAAGAGCGATGATTAAGACCCATCACTTCACCGCCGACGATCTTAGGTCGAAACTTAATTATGACCGCGAGACCGGACTGTTCACGGATCACGAGGGAAGGGTACGCGGGACCCTCAACAAAAAAGGCTATTTGGTTCTGACTGTGCTTGGAAGGACCTGTAGGGCTCACCGCTTGGCGTGGTTGTACGAAAAAGGCGAGTGGCCGGCGGACCAGATCGACCACATCAACGGCGTGAAGAATGACAACCGCATCGCCAATCTGCGTGAAGCTACGAACCGACAGAACGTGCAGAATAGACCGGCTCAAGCGAACAACAAGCTTGGGATTAGAGGGGTAAGGCAGCACCCGAGAACCAAGCTTTATGAAGCGTGGATATGGGTTAACGGGAAGCGTACATTCGTCGGGTGTTTTAAGGATCCGCAGCTTGCTGGCGAAGCGTATGCCAAAGCTGCTCGCAAACACTTCGGGGATTTTTGCCACCAATCCATCACCACGGTGTCATCGTGACCACGCGTGTCTCAACAGCCGCCATATCTGAGCGCCTGGGGCGGTCCAGCGCATTTCCCGCCCCAACGGAGCGGGGCGAGCCACATCCCCGTCAGCGGGCTTCCTATCGCGCTTTAGAGGGTGGTGAGAAATGATTGACGCCAGAGGCATCGCCACAGCGCTGCATGACGGCCAAGAGGACAAAGCCGGGGCGCCGTACATCCAGCACCTTAGGGCAGTCGTCGGTATCCTCCTGCGTCGCTGGCCGGACGCCCCTGAGCGTGCTGTTGAGGCGGCTTGGTTGCACGACTCACTGGAAGACACTGTGGCAACGCCTGAAAGCCTGCGGGCTGTTGGCGTGTCGTCTGAGGCCATCGCCCTGGTCCAACAACTCACCCGGCCGTCTGGCATGCCCTACGCCGAGTATATCGCCCGCTTAGCTGCAGACGGCGACCTTTGGGCGATCCGCATCAAGCTCGCCGACAACGAGCACAACAGCGACCCGGCGCGCCGGTTACCGGGCAGTGATTTGCTCGAGCGGCGATATCTGCCGGCGCGTCGGGTGCTGGAAGCGGCGTTGGCTGGGCGTTTTCCCCAACCAACGCGTGACGAAAATCGAGAAACACCGCCTGCGCCTACGCGCCTCCATGAGGGCAACGGTGAACAAGCTTTACCCAGGGCTGCTGTGAGCGGCCGGAACAACACAAGGAGACCAACCATGACTGACCTAAGCCCTGGCGACACGATCCAGAACAACGATCCGCGAATGCATGGTCGAAGGATGCATGTGACGGGCATTCGCTCATGCGGGACTTTACCCACGCTGGTCGAATGTGTCGGGCCAACAGGCCGCGTCCATTACATCCAAATGAAGCGCATTCACACAGACGGTAAGCCGCGCCGATCTGGGTTTTCGCTCGTAACCCAGGAGCCAAAATGATCAAGTTCACCGACGAGACGATCCGCGATGCGCAGTACAAATCCGACTGCATCGACAATCAATACCGAGACGGAATCCGCAATTCCACTCGCGCCGCCGCCGCTGTGTTCGAGGCTGCGGCGAGCAAACAGGCCGATGCCGAACTGCTCAGCCCTGATGACGTTCGCGGGATTCTCGGCCCGAAGGGGCTGCCCGAAGAGGGTGAGCGAGCACAGGCGAATACGCGCGATTTCGCCCCCGCCGCGCCGCGCGATGCCGTAGCACGGGGAGCCGGCGCCACTGGTGGCGGAAATGGCGTGAGGCAGAGCTTTTTCCTGGCCCACTGGCTGGAAGAGACGCAGTTCGACGTCCCGCTCAGCTTGAAAGTCACTCTGGTTGCGCCGCCGGTTATTGGAGCCCCTACGTCCGTCAGCGAGGTTGTGCTGACCAGCTCTGACCAGAAGTTCATGGAATTCGTAAGAGGCATCAAGTCTGGCACGAATCCCGAATTGGTCATGACGCTATCTCGTGCCGACGAACCGAATACGCGCGATTGCGTAGGGGCGTATGTGGCGAATCTCTTGGGGAATGGCCCAGCTCCATACGCGGAGAAAGATGGCGTTGTCTCGTGGACAGGCGATGCGAGTGCGCACATCGGCATGGATCGTGACGATATCCTGGCTACCTTCGACAAGGCGCGGATCGATGCCATATCCCCCACCCCCGAGCCGTTTCAGGTCGGGAAGCGGTATCGGACGCGGGCGTGCGGGATAGCGCGGATTATCTCGGTTGGAGATCGGATCGTTGCGCAGTACGAAGACGGAGCCGAACTAGAGTGCAAGCTGGATGGCACACATGCCATCGACGGGCTGCTTGGCTCGCACCGGTTCCCGCGCGATCTTCTTCCGGGTGCCGTCGATGATGAGTTGGCGGAAAGTCCTTTGGATGACAAAGGGCACCAGCGATTTATGGCCGGCTACGATGCGGGGCTAAAAGATGGGATTGCTCTGGAGCGCCGCTCGCCCCCCACTCCCGAGCCCCCGGCGGAAAGCGCTGGCGGGATGACGGATGAGTACTTTGCAGGTCTACTTCATGACGCATGGGCGAGCGCTAGAAGCGAGGACGAAGGATGGCTCGCTGCGGCACTATGCGCTCGCGAGAAAATCGGGAGAGACATCACCCATTGGCAGCGTAGAGCGGCTCAGGCGGAAGTCGAATTGGCTTTGTCAAAAGTGGGGACCGAGCCGTCAGAGCTGATCGGCCAGATCGCAATCGCCGGTCGGGCCGGGCACGTCCAGCCGCAGAACAAGCACAACGAAACCTACGAATGCGTGATTGCCGATCTCACGCGGCAGGTGCGTGACGCCAATTCCCGCGCCGAACGCGCGGAGGCGGCGATTGAGAGGATGTCCGAAGGCGTTGCGATGCGTTTACGGATGCACGCAGAAAGTAAATCGGAACACGACGCGGGAACATTCGCATATGCTCAATATTGCGACCGGATCGATGAGTTGGAGGCTCTGGCCTCTCTCGTTGGCCTCACGATCACGCCGGCACGCGAGCTTACGGTCACGTGGGAGGGCGGAAAATGATGCGCTGGAAGCGGGGTTATTGGGATCTGTTGGCATGCGTGGCATTTCCGGTTTTTGCTGTTCATGACGCTGCGACAGGGGGTCCGGAACTTGTCGTCTGGCTAAATATCGTAGCCACGGTTTTGGCGGTCTGTAGTGTCGCGCTGAGGCTGCCATGACCCACACCGCACGGCGGACGCATTCTCCGCCCGCCATCCGCCACCCCGCCGCGCAAACGCTTGGTTCGCCAGCGATGACGGCGGCCGGTCAACGGACTGTCCCACAAAACGGAGAGAGATGATGAACCAAAACCCCCTCATCGTGCTTGCGGCGGAGGACCGCCACACGGAGTGTTGTACCAACCAATTCTGCAGAGCGTGCGGATCGCCGGTGAGCACATACAACGCGAATCAGAGCGTCGTCGTTCAGCGCCCTGAGGCGTCTGAATGGGATTGGTGGACAGCCTGCGACAATGCTGACTGCTTAAATGCGTATGGAGAAGGTGAATTCCAAGGAAAACCAGATTGGGTGGTTGAAGGGAAGCTCGCACCATGACCCACACCACCACCCTCCTATCCCGCCTCCGCGCGGCAGTCGCTGCCATCCCCGACGAATACCACCGCACCACCCTCCGCCTGGCGATTGCGGAGATCGAGCATATGGAGCGCGTGGGGGCGGTGAGGGGGAGGATGTATCCGGCGCCCCCTGAACCCAAGGAGGCGCTCGCTGATCTCGCGAAACGCGCTGCGAATCATGTCATGACGCCAGATGAAGTCTACGAACAGAAACGCTCTTTCGTCCGAGGCCAGTTTGGCATGGCGCATCCGGAGATGTCGCTGGAGGAAGTTCAGGCGTCTGTCGACAGGGTGCTGCCTCCGCTCAGCCGTCAACCGGCAGGAGACCAACCATGACCATGATTGAACGAGTGGCGCGGGCGTTGATGGACGTGCGCGCAAGATACCCGGCCCAAGATCCCAAAGACTCTCGCGAATTCCCTGTGTTGGACACGGACCCAGATTTTGACGATCTGCCCGCAGATTCAACAGAAGGCACTGAGGATGATCCTATTACGAAGGAAGCCGTTCTCAGGCTTGCCCGCGCCGCCATCACCGCGATGAGGGAGCCGACAGACGCAATGAAAATCGCAGGATACGAAACGGGCGCCGTTGAGTTCAATCCGATGTTTGCGGCCGATGAAGCTGAAACAATCTACCGAGCCATGCTCACCGCTGCGCTCGAGGAGACGCCCGATGCCAGTTAAAACCGTAGTCAAGGGAACTCTCGCAGATGGCGGGTCTTTCCGCGTTGTTGCCTACACCTGGGCAACGCATCCACACATGAGCGTCCGCTTCAACGTGTACCTAGACGGACATCTACATACCGCGAACACCGATGCGCTCCATGCGCTTGCCGTGGTGCAAGAGCACATGCGGTCGACGTTCGTTGGAATGAGGCCCGGAGCATCGACCAAAACTTAACCGCCCCAGTTAACTCCCCGCGCATCCCCAGGCGCAAATCCCCAGGAGACTCCCCGAATGAATGCCGTGAACAAGACGACCCTCGTGAACCCCAACAACATCCAACCCACCGAGCCGGCCGACAAATGGCAGGACAAACTTAACCTCCCCAAAGGCGCGGAGATCACGCCGTATCAAGCCCTGCGCAGCAACATCGAGATGCGCAAAACCAACGTCGCCGGAATTTATGGGTTCAGGATTCGGTGCATCTCGGACGAGACTGGCGATACACGCCTGATCCAAGCGGCCACAAAATACGCTGACGACTACGCCCTTGGGGTCGCTGGAGTGCGCGGCGAGATGCTTGGGCTTGGTATTGCGGGCGACTACACGTCCTCTCCGGGCGGATACACGCAGACACGCCTCGATGCCCTCAAGCGCATGCGCGAGGCGATCCAGGGCCTTGGCATGAGACACAGCAACATGCTCCACATGGTCTTGATCGAATGCGTTAGCGCCCGCGAGCTGGGGCGTCGGTTCGGCATCGACGACAAGACGGCTGCGAAGCGGGCGATCACTAGCTTGAACGCACTGGCCGATTGGTACGAAAAGCCGCGATCCGCAAAATCCGCAAATTCGTGATTGGATTTCCGCATTATTGAGAAATATAGATAAGATATCGCGCAAGGTTCTGAGCCGGCACGATCCTCATCCCCTTAAATAGGTTTTAGAATGACCGAAGACACCGTTTCCCCGGGCGATATCGTCGTGGCCGGAAAGGAAACAGGTGTTGTGTGGTCTGTCTCACCCAGCGCTTTGATTGTCTTGCCTGCCCGGGCGGCGCGCGGCGCGCTGAAGTCCTGGGACGTGTCATTGGGCGTGATCCCTCTAGCGACGATCAAAGGGCCGACGCTGGTTTCTATCAATGATCGCGCTGAGTGGAATGCGCGGGACTGTATCAAAGTCGGACGAATGACCGCTGAGCAATCCAACGCCGTGCGGTTCGCAATCAAGCGTACTCAGGAAAATAGCCGCATCGAGGCCAACAACTCCGCCTCGCCGCTCTTCCGCGCGTGCCAGCCGTCGTTTCGGTCCGGTGGGCGCAGAGTTGGTGGGGCTAGGGTGGGTGTTTAGCAATTAGCAGAGTGTGAGGTATGGCTTACTCGCCCCCAAAAGGCGCCGGCAAGGGGCCGGGAAATGGCTCACCTAAGGCCGCGCCATTTACAAGTGAGACTGCCAAAGTGGCCGCCGCAAAGTCGATCGGTGTCCGCGAAAAGATGCGCAAGTGGCGCGAGGCTCACCCTGAGTGGCAACCAAAGCCTGAGGAAATAACGGCCGCACAGTTGCGCAAATATGCGCGCTCCAAGGTCCCGGCCTACATCGATAAGGTCGAGGAAATAGCCTTGAACGATGAGCATCCGAAGCAGGTCGAAGCGCTCAGGATCGGCATCGAGCAAGGGATTGGCCGCCCGCCGCAGGGGGCTGAGGACGAGACGAATAGTGACGATAACGTGGTCAAGATCGTTGGCGGGTTGCCAGACTGATGCCAACCATCGAGTTGCCGACGCTGCACCCCGGGCAAATAAGGATCTGGAACCAGCGCACAAAGCGGAACCTGATCCGCTGCGGACGTCGCTGGGGCAAGACCAAAATGATGGTTACGCTGGCGGCGGATACCTCTACGAAGGGCGGGAAAACCGGCCTCTTCGCGCCTGAGCATCGCCAATTGCGGGAGCCATATTCTGAGCTTTTGTCCGTTCTGCATCCCGTCAAGAGTCAGTCCAGCAAGACGGACGGCACGATCCGCACCATAACGGGCGGCGTGATTGATTTCTGGTCGCTCAATGACAACGAGTTGGCCGGGCGTGGCCGCGAATACGACCGCATCATGATTGATGAGGCGGCGTTTAGTAAAAACTCCCAGATGTTCGACATTTGGGAGCGGTCGATCAAGCCGACAATGGCGACGCGGCCTAATGCGGATGTCTGGGTGTTTTCGACGCCGAACGGTAAAGACCCGGAGAATTTCTTCTACAAGCTCCACATTGACCCGGAGCAGGGCTTCCAAGACTTTCACGCGCCGAGCAGCGACAGCCCATACGTTACGCCCGAATTCCTGGCGGACGAGAAGCGGAAGACCAACCCGCTCGTCTATCAGCAAGAATACGATGCCGAGTTCGTCTCTTGGGACGGTGTGGCGTTCTTCACGCAGGAAAATATCCTCGTGGATGGGCAGCCAGTCGAATATCCGCGCGCGTGTGACGCTGTGTTCGCTGTAATCGATACTGCCGTCAAGGATGGCAAGCAGCACGATGGTACCGCTGTCGTCTTCTGCGCAGTGGACAACGGATACGCGGTTCATAGGCTGGTAGTTCTGGACTGGGACATCATCCAAATCCAAGGCGCCATGCTCGAAACGTGGCTTCCGACAGTGTTTCAGCGCCTGGAAGGCTTCGCCAAGCAGTGCGGAGCGCGGATGGGCTCTATGGGCGCTTTCATCGAGGACAAGGCTTCCGGTAGCGTGCTGTTGCAGCACGTTGCCAATCGCGGCTGGCCCGCCGAAGCCTTGCCGTCAAAGCTGACGGCGATGGGCAAGGACGAGCGTGCCATTTCGGTATCAGGCTACTGGCATCAAGGGCTTATGAAGATAAGCCGCCATGCTTACGAGAAGCAGACCGACTACAAGGGCATGACGCGAAACCAGTTCATCGCGCAGGTGTGCGGGTTCCGGTTGGGCGCGAAGCCCGGGGCGGCAGACGATTTGGCCGACTGCGCGATGTATTCCCTCGCAATAGCCTGCGGGAATCAGGAGGGCTTCTAGTTCGGGTCCCACGGAGACCTAAACTCCCCGTGCGCTTTCCTGAAGTCGAGCCTCGTATGCGGAGACCTCTCGCAACCGACCTTCGTCGGGTAGTAGAATGTGGTTACGGTCCCGCCGTCCTCCGTGTCGAGGGTGAGGGAAACATCGATCACATTGCCTGCGCTATCAGTGCTGATTGACGTGCCGATCCCAGTGCCGTCGCTAAATGCTCCAACCTGAGCTTGCGTGGTCGGCAGATCTTGAATGTCGGCAATGTGGCAAGAGCCATTTAGCGGGTTGTCGGTCCACCACGTTACGTCTCCCCAGGCCGGAACGCTAAAAGCCGCCAACACGGCGGCCAGCGACATAGTTTTGATCATTCAGCGCCTCCTTCTGCAGATTTCTAACATTCCCACCGGCATTTTCCCACAAAATTCTGAGGTAACATGTCGGGTTCCGTCGATAACGTAGAGGGCGGGAGCGGGTTCGCATCCCTCGGCCTGACGCAGCCCGGCTCGGGCCTTATGGGCATTCTGATGGCCCCGGACATCGTGCCGGGCGCACAGCCGTCTTACGAATTGGCGAAGCTCATATTCGTACACCATCCGTTGGGTGGAAAGCTGGCTGAAAAGCCGTTGGACGTTGCCCAGAGCCAGGCTCGCGAGATCACGGTTCCGGGCGGCCCCGAAAGCCGTCTAATCCCGGCATTCGAGCGCGAATGGCGCACTATCGGGAAGTGTGGTGCGGATACGATCATCCGCAACACGATGACCTTGGCGCGGGTCTACGGCATCGCATCGCTTGCAGTCGGTGATCGTGGCAAGGCCCCCAACACCCCACTTGACCTCGAAAAGGTCGCGGGTGCGGATCTGTTTTTTAACGTCATTGACCCGCTGAACAGTGCGGGCAGCTTGGTTCTGAACCAAGATCCGAATAGCCCTGACTTCCTGAAGCCAGGCACGGTAACGGTTGCGGGTCAGACTTACCATCCATCGCGCGTTTGCGTGATGATGAATGAACAGCCGATTTACATTCAGTGGACAAATTCGGCGTTTGGATTCGTAGGGCGCAGCGTCTACCAGCGCGCGCTTTACCCCCTCCGCAGCTACATCCAATCGATGATCACCGACCAACTGGTCGTGCAGAAAAGCGGCCTGCTGATCGCGAAGATAAAGGCGGCCGGCAGCATCGTCAACGAACGCATGCGGCAGGTGTTCGGCTTCAAGCGTCAGACGCTGAAGGATGGCGTGACTGGCCAGGTTCTATCTATTGGAACCGAAGAAGCAATCGAATCTCTGAACCTCCAGAATCTGGAGGGGCCGGCACGGATGGCTCGCGAGAACATCCTCAGCAATATTGCCATGGCCGCCGGTATGCCGGCTAAGCTCCTTGAGCAGGAGACGATGGTCGGCGGCATGGCTGAGGGTACGGAAGACGCGAAGCAGATCGCGCAGTATATCGATCGGTTGAGGATCGAGATGCAGCCGATCTACTCGTTTCTGGACGAGATCGTGATGCGCCGGGCGTGGTCTGAGGCGTTTTATGAGACGCTAAAGAAGGAAATTCCGGAATATCGGAAGGTCCCATACCTGACGGCGTTCATGTCTTGGCGCAACAGCTTCACCGCTACCTGGCCAAATCTTTTGACCGAGCCGGATAGCGAGAAAGCCAAAACACAGGATGTACGCTTCAAGAGCGTAATTGCGATGGTTGAGACAATGTCTCCGCTTCTCGACCCGAAGAACAAAGCCACTCTCGCGATGTGGGCTGCGGATCAGGCGAACGAGCAGAAACAGCTTTTCACATCGCAGCTAATTCTGGACGAAGACGCGATCGCCGAATACCAGCCGCCCGCAGCGAGCGACGGAACGGCCGGAGACGAGACCAAAGAGCCTGAACCGGAACCGTTTTCGAGCAGGACATGACCTACACTTTCCGCGACATCCTAACCCAAGCCGTCGCGGACATCTCGACCAACGGCTACGAGAGCCCAGACCAGATCGAGCATTGGCTACGCCTGCTGCGCGAGGCTGCGGAACACGAACTTGGCACGCCAGAGCGCATTGATGCTGAGATGCAAGCGGCGCTGTTCGCAATCTTCGGGCGGCTGGTGGATAAGGGCGGCGTTGATAAGTACGTACCGGGTGTGCCGCGGTATACGCTCCAGATGGTGCGGCCGCAGTTGAGGGCTGAGCTGGATCGGCGGATTATGGCGGCTACGGATTTGATCCGTCTGCGCCGTCATGAGGCGGTGAACAAGACGCTCGCTCAGGTCAGCGGCTGGGCTACGTCGATCCCGATGAGCGGCGTTAGTGACGAGACGCGGACTGAGGTTAAGAAGCGCGTCGGCAAGCAACTGACGCAGTATCGCTTCGAATGCAGACGCGTCGCGATCGATCAGGGCATGAAACTGGTCTCCAATGTTTCGGAGATCGTCGCCCTGGATAACGGCGCGATTGCTGGGGTATGGCATTCACATTGGCGGCGTCAGGCTTACGATTTTCGCAGAGAACATAAGGATTTTGATGAAAAAATCTTTGTGGTTCGCGGGAATTGGGCTATTGAAAAAGGCCTAATAAAACTTGATGGATGCCGTTATACCGATGAAGTTGAGCGCCCCGCACAATTGCCGTATTGCACGTGTTATTACCAATGGATAACGTCCATCCGCCGACTTCCGCAGAGCATGCTGACGGAAAAAGGGAAAGATTTTATCAAGCGTGGAAGCACGGTGAGCGCCGCTTAGTTTCAATTTCCGAGGCTAAGGCGTGCGGGATGGTATGGTATTTTACCGGGAATCCATGCCCGCATGGGCATGTGGATCGACGGGCGGTTATAAATTCGACGTGTTACAAGTGTTCGTCTGAAAACTCGAAAAAGAGATACGCTGAGAATCCTCAGCCGAAGACACGAAACCCGGAAGCTGCAAAAAGATACGGCAAACGATACTACCAAGAGAACAAAGAGCACGTTGACGCTAAAAATATAGCGTGGGCAGAGGCTAATCCTACCAGGGCTTGGGCGGGAAGGTTTTTGCGTAGCATCCGCCGCCAAAAGAAGGCCGGAAGAAAAGTAACTGTCAATCTTACAGTTGACCAGATCGTAGAGGTTATTGAGAAGTCTGGTGGGCGATGTGCTTTGTCGGGTATCCTGTACCGCAGGAATGGCAAGCAGGGTGCTCAGTGGAACTCGCCGTCATTTGATCGGATTGATTCCTTTCGGGGGTATGAGCCTGGGAACATTAGGATAATTCTCCAGTGCTTCAACATGTTCCGCGGCCAGATGAGCGATAATGACATGATCTCTGCCGCCAGAAAACTCGTTAACTACCACGATTCTTCTAAAGAACAGACCAAGATAGCAGCGTAACAGCCTTTGTTTCCCGACCAAAATCTGCTAAACGCCCTGAATGCCCTCCTTCGAGATCGACCCGAAAGAGCTATGGATCGCCGCCCTGCGTAAAGCGGGGATTACAGTCGTGACGCGTGAAGACGGCACGCGCTGGGTCGATATTGACGCGCTGTGGGGGCATTTCGCCAAGCTGAGGCGGGGGATTTTCGGCGGCCCGGTTAGTCGGGACGACGATAGGTTGTATTGACGGAGGGTGGGATGCCTCTGGTTCAAGGATCGAGCGCCAAAGCGGTGTCCGAGAACATCGCCATCGAGCGCCACGCTGGACGGCCGGAAGCCCAAGCTGTCGCGATCGCCGAACGCACCGCCGATAAGTACCGCCATGACCGCCTAGACGCGATCCTTGCGGCTTGCGACGGGCTGGTGAAGCGGTGGGATGCGTTCGTGACGGGGGCGACGGTTTAGCCAAGCGCAATAGCCGCGTCGATATAGCCGCGAAGTTCCTTCAGGTCTTCCAGCCCGAAGATCATAAACAGTTCGTCGGGCTCATTCATCCCGTCGCGACTTTCGCTATTTTGCATCGGATACTCCGCGCCGGTTGAGATCATCTCTTCCAGGCGGTCAAACGCTTGCCCGCTGTCGTGAGCATCAACCCAGCATGGCTCTAGCGACCACCAATCGTTGCCGTCTCGGGTGGTCTCGCCTTTGATTTCGATATTGCCAAAGAGCCACTTCTTACCTTTGGCGTAGATCGTTCCTTCTGGAAGCCGCAAAAACTGCGCGCGGTCAATGATCTTCATTCGGCTATCTCCGGGGCGTTGCTCCCATTATCCCTAGCAAAATACCCGGAACTTTTCAATGATCCACGCCGCCGGCCTTATGCTTAAATGCACGGCGACGGGGCGGATCTTATATCTCAAGCGTGGACCTGGCTCAGATTTCGCCGGATGCTGGCACTTCCCCGGCGGCCGAACCGAGCCGGGCGAAACGCCCGAACAAACCGCCGAACGCGAAGCCCGAGAAGAAGCAGGCGCTAACCCGCACAGCAACCCGGTTCAGTGGACGCATAGGGTCAACGACGATCCGACCGACTATGAACAGCCCGTCAGCTACACGACGTTCCTGGCTGATGTGAACGCCGAATTCGTCCCGACGTTGAACTGGGAAAACACCGCATGGGCATGGGCTCCTGCTAATGACCCGCCGTTGCCGATGCATCCTGGATGTGAGGCGGCCCTGCGGAAGCTGACTGGCGAGACGATACCGGAAGAACAGGCGGTGTTTGCTGAGAAGCTAGCTTGGAACCGTGAGCATTCGGCGAAATTGGATGCCGTCATGGTGGCTACAGACCAACTGATGAAGCGTGCGGATTCGCTGCTCGCTCCGAAATAGAGGGGCGGAAATGGCGACTGAATTGGAAATCGCCCGGCAGGTGCGAGACGGTATTTTGCCGTCTCCACAAAAAGTCGGGACGATGTGGATTTTCGACCTTCGGATTTCTGGAAGCGGCGCTGCATTTAGGCCGAGCATTAAAGAATTTGTCTGGCGCGATCCGTCAATAGTGTTGTCGGAAGAGACAATCGCGAGGGTGGCGGGGCTCCCGGTTATTTGGGGGCACCCAGAAGAAGTCTCAAAACTGAATTCTAAAGAATTCGGCGAGAGAGCCATAGGGTCTGTCATGTTGCCCTATGTTTCCGGAGATGAATTGCGCGGCGTGTGTCGCATCTACGATGCAGACGCGGCGCAGCTTATGACCGAAACGCAGTTGAGCACTAGCCCTGGTGTCGTTTTTGGGCCGGACTCAAACAGCAAATCTTTCAAAGTTGAAGACGGGCACAGTCTTCTTTTTGAGGGTGACCCAGCAATCTGGGATCACATCGCCGTTCTCGGTGTCGGAAAAGACGGCACCGGCGACCTCGGCGTCTGGGATAAAGGCGGCCCTCCAACGGGCGTGCTGACAACCGCTTTAACACAGGAAAACGAAATGGCCGAAGACGATAAAGCGGCTGCAGCCCGCGACGATGCTGCGAAACTGGATGCTGTGCTGGACGCCTTGAAAGGGCTTTCCGGCCGCATGGACTCCTATGACGCTGCGCGCAAAGACGCCGAAGAGAAGAAGGCCGAAGAAGAGCGCGCCGATAAAGCTCGCAAGGATGCCGCCGAGGCCGAGGAAAGGGCCAAGGCCGATCGCGCCCGTCGTGACGCGGCTCGCAAAGACCGCTTCGGCGCCCGCAAGGACGGTGAGTCCGATGAGGACATGAAGAAGCGCTTCGACGCCGACGAGGATGCTGCCCGCAAGGACGCAATGGAAGAGGGCTGCGACGAAACCGTTGCCGCTGACCGCGCCCGCAAGGATCGCAAGGACGCCGAAACCGCTGAGGAGGCTCGCGCTTTGGAAAAAGCCAACAAGGCCCGCGAAGACGCGGCCCGCAAGGATGCCGCTGGCGCCAACGCCGAGATCGCCGATCTCAAGTCCCAGCTCGCCGCGCTGACCGCCTCCATGCGCGAAGTGACCCGCCAGACCAGCGCCGCAGATCGCGACGCTCTCGCCCAGGCGCAGAGCAAGTTCGATTCCGTCGCCGCGATGCACGGTGAGCGCGCCGATCCGCCGTTGCCTGGGGAATCCCCGCTCGCCTATCGCAAGCGCAATCTCGATCGCTTCAAGAAGCACTCGGCGCAGTTCAAGGATAGCCGCTTCGATAGCCTCGACACCGCCATGCTGGAGCCCATCGAGAAGATCATCGTTGATGAGGCCGTGGAAGCCGCGCGCAAGGATTCGACCAGCGGCGCCGGACTGATGTTCGCCGAGCACTACAACGACGACGCGGGCCGCAAGATCACCAAGTGGCACGGTGATCCGATGGCCTGGATGCAACATTTCATGACGGGCGCCCAGGTGGGCAAGTTTATCCGCCCGCAGAGGGGGATCTAAACTATGACCATTTCGTTCAACCCGTATCTCACCAACCAGCCCCAGAATTCCTTTCTCCAGGAAACCCAGGGCTATATCCAGGGGTTGGCGTCGGATGACCCGTCATCCAAGAACTGGCTGGCCAGCGGCATTCTCGCGACCAGCGAGACCCTGCCGATGTGGGGCGGCGTTCCTGTTTCGGAATTCGTCAATCTGCTCGGTACTAACGCCGAAGCGCTTGGCCCGACCGTAGCCCGCGCGACCGCCGCCCCCGGTACCAGCGCCGGCGCTGCGACCGGCATCGCCGTGTTCAACCAGGCCGCCCACATGGTCATCACGCCGGGCAATACTGTCCCCCTGGCCTCTGTCAGCAACGGCGTGAACTTCTATCGCTTCGGCACTAACGCTCGCGTTGCGGTGCAGTGCGATCCGGCGCTCCTGACGACCCTGCAGAGCGCCAACGAGGCGATCTCTCAGCCGGCTCTGTTTTGGGACACGACCAACTTCCGGATCACGCTCACGACCACCGGCAACTTTGCCCTGACCGGGGTCAAGCTGCTGAGCATCAACACCAACAGCAAGATCGTTAGCTGGAACGGCTCCGTCGCGAGCTGGTCTGCCGGCACGGCCGCGCTCATCCAGCTTTAAGGAGCAAATAGATGCCCGTAATTTTCCCGACCTCCGCGAAGATCTCGCCGAGCTTTACTGAGCCTGAATACATCGTCACCTATGCGCAGGCGTCCGGCGCATTCGCGGCTCTCGCTGGCGGCAAGCCGCGCGTCAAAATCGGCTCCGAAGATATGGCCGTTTACATTAACGCGCTCGATCTGCGCTCCGATGTGACCGCCTCGCAGAGCCCGAGCAACAACCTGCCGTCCGCCTCGCTGGCCGTGACCTACTACAACACGCCGACGTACCTGATCCGTACCCGCGCGCAGTGGGATCATCACGATACTGCCCGCGGCGGCGACTGGAACGTGTCCGTGCCGTCCGCCCTCGATCTGGCGGCTTTCCAGGGCATCTTCCAGCAGATGCGCACCGCGCTTCTGTACGGCTTCAACCCCGCCAACGGCGAAGGGCTGATGAACACCAGCGGCGCCACGCTCGTCACCCTGCCGCCGGATAGCTACGGCAATACCACCGTCTCCACCTATGACAATGGGCAGATGGCGCTGTTCTTCTTGAACCAGATCGTCACGCTCAAGAGCCGCATGTGGCAATCCGGCGGCAATATCCGCAACAAAATCATCGCGATTTCGCCGCAGCGCGTGTTCCTGCAGCTCGCCGAAGCCGGCATCGTTCAGGTCACTTCGTATCAGCGTCCCGGCGCCGGCACCTCGACCACCGGCCAGGTGATTGCTACCGTCGTGACCGAGAACGGCGACAGCTTCGAGTGGTACTATGATGATACGCTGATCGGCCAGGGCGCGGGCGGCGCGGATGCCGTTATCTTGACCATGCCGGAGATCGAAGCGCCGTCGATGCCGTCGATGAACACCAACGTGTTCGGCGCGGAGTTCCAGCCGCAGCTTAAGGCTGTGAACTTGATGTACTCCGACCTGGCGGCGCCGATGAGCATGCCGACCCCAATCCCCGACGGCGGGATCACCAAGGTCTACGAACAGCGCATTACCTCCGGCTGGAATATCAGGCCGCAGGGAATCAGCATTCTGAGCATGCCGCACTAACCTGCGGCCGGCCGACTAAAAGCCTTCAATCATCTGTTAACCCGGGCGCTACGGCGTCTTTTTTTATGGGCGAAACATGACATTAGCCATCGCGAACGCCACCAAGGCCAACCTTGAATTTCAGTACCGGGAGCCTGTCCACAACCTTGTTCAGACGCTGAAAATCTTCAGCGGATCGCAACAGGTCATTGGACAAAAGTGGTCGAACGAACAAAAAGTCCTCGTGATCCAGCAGCTTGAGCGCTACGGCGCGCGCGACGCTGCAGAGGTCTACGGCAACATGGGCGCGTTTCACGGCATCACCTATCGCAATGATGCGGTGATCAGTGAGGACGAAATCAAGCTGGGCCACGAGGCGGTTGTCGAGACCCAGCAGGAGCGTTCGGTGCGCGAGGCTACGAAGGCTGCGCTTGGCTTCGACCGCGCCGTACGTCGTCCGAATGAGGCGCGGCGCGTTGGCGCGAAGCAGACCCGTGTCGAAGTCGAACAGCAGATCGACCCGCGCTCACGCGCGACGGGAAATGAGGTTCACTTTGATCTGACCGTTGACCCCGAGGGCCGCAAAGACGTGGCCCTGCCGGTCTAACGCTATGTCGGGTTCGTGGACAAATCCAAACGCCCCGAACCTGACCGACTTTTCGAGTTGGGTCTACGGATCGATGGGCGTGCCTATGGCGGCGCTTCCAGCGGGTTCTGTGTGGCTTGAATATGCGTTCAATCAGGCGATAGCGCTGGTAGCGTTTTTTCCGACCGTGACGCCGATCGAATATGTCCTCGCAGTGTATAATTGCGGCGGCCATATCCTGCTCAAGATCACACCGGACCAGCCGGGGCAAAGTTTCTTCGCGCAGGCCCGCAGCAGTATGAAGCTTGCGGAGCCGGAGATCGGCATAATTCAGTCTTCGGGCGACGAGAGCACGTCAAATTCCTTCGCGATAGGTGAGGGGATGCGGAATATGACGCTCGGAGATTTAAATTTCTATCGCACTCCGTACGGTCGCGAGTACCTTGCATATGCGCAAGATGCCGGCCCTTCGATTTGGGGTTTGACGTGAAGTTGAATCTCGGCGTCTTGGACATGGCTTATTCGGACGCTAGTGGAAAATACAAGCGCAAGAGTGGCAAAGCGTCCAATACGACAACGGGTGCTGTCGCAGAAATTTTGGAAGCCCAATACCACGTGATGGAGATTTTCTACGAATCTCGCAAAGAGAAGATAGACCAGTGGCTTGCTGAAGCCGTCCAAGATCAAATAGACGACATTGTCGCAGGCCATCGTTCAAATCGAGACCCATTTGACACAGCGATGGGGAAGATTGAGGTCGAGTTCCGCGCCTTCCTAGATGCGGACGAAATTTCCGCAGTCTTGCCGCTGACACAGCAGATTGCAGCGGCTCAGATTGGCGTGAATCACCGAAAAAAGTCGGGGTTCAACAAGAACAATGAGGCAAGAGCGGCGTTTGTGGACACGGGCTTATATTCCGCCTCAATGCGTTCTTGGATCAGCGGCAAGATGGGGTAACTACCAATGGTCTCTGTCTCCGAAATTTCCGGCTCCCAGAGCGCCCTAGAATCGGCTTTTCGCCAAGGCCTCGAGTCCATCGACCGCGGCCAACAGATTACATTCCAGCTTTACACCAAGACAGTCCTGCCGGCCGATGGCTACGTGTTTTGGGTGGCCGCAGGCTCCTCGATATGCGTTGACGGCTCTTTGCATTATGCTGTCGAAGAGCAGCAGAACGAGACCGAGACGCAGGCCGTCAATCACGTGATATTCACCGCCGAACAGGAGGTGCAAGAATTTAACGTGATTGCCCCCAATCAGGTATGGATCGGGTCGCTTGGAAGCGCAGCCGTAGGCCCTCCTCTGCAGAACGACCAAACGCCGTTTCCGATAATGTTCGCCTTCTCCGGGCGCGGCAATTTCTACAAACAAGCGGACGTCTATCATTATCGCGGCATAGCAATCTTGCCGACGATGATGAGCCAGATCATCAACAGCGCGTCCGATTTGCCGGCCGATCCGATCGTTAGCAATAGCTTGCCGATTTGGTTGAGCCAGACACAGTTTGGCACCGTGTATCCGTCCTTCTTGGTGCCGAACAACATCGAGCCCCCGTACATTGTTGCGCACATTGGCGAAGAAGACACGAGCGCGCTTGCGCCGCTGCCTTTTTATGGTATCGGGCCGAACCCATCCGATCCTCCGAATCCCATACCGGGGCAGCCGGGCTTCAGCTATCCGACGTCTGACCAACTCATGGTCGATCGCGTGCGGTTGACGCTGTACGGTTTCAACAACCAGCAGGCCCTGGCCTATCGCGATTACCTGTTAAATTATTCTCTCACGACTGACGCATTCGGGGTCTGTAGAGACGATCCTGTGTTGCGCGACGCCAAGCTGACGCAGCGCGAAATTGGCGTGATCGCCCAGAAAAAAACTCTCGACATGACGGTCAGCTATTACCAGAGCGCTGTGAGCGATCTTGCCGTGCGGTTGATTACGTCTGTCGCTGAGACATTCAATTTCTCGAATTAGGAGCCGAAATGGCCGGATATTCCATGACGCAGGGCGGCGTAAAAACCGTCCTGAATATCACCGCGCCTACGGTAATCAAGGCTGCGCCCGGCAATCTTGTCACGATCACGGTATCCGGCACTCCTACAGCCGGCGCACTGACGATCAACGATTGCACGACCACAATCGCTGCCGCAGCGGCAAATCAGATTGTCTCCATCGCATATGGCTCGCTGACACAGCCGATCATCAACGCGAATTGGTTTGTCTGTCTCGCTGGCATCACGATCTCGGCGGTTCCGACCGGCGCGACGATCTCTGTCTGTTACGCTTAACTCAAAGGAACCATCGACATGGCATTCGGCCAAAATCCCCTCAATCTCCCAGTTGGCTCGCAACTCGCGACGACCACAATTGCAACCGCCGGTCAGGTTTCTACTGGCCCCGGCGTGTTGACTGGGCTTAGCATTCTCACCCCGGGCACGACGTGGGCCATCACTCTGTATGACGGCACCAGCACGAGCGGCAACGAGCTTTACACGCTTACTGTCACTGCCGATGGCCCCATCTCCATTCCGCCGACGCGCTTCGTGACGGGGCTCTACATCGGCATGTCCGGCACCGCCGGCACCATGAAGGTCGTCGGGTTTAACGTCTAAACGACGCTTTAATTTCGGTTTCCACAAAGGTCGCTTCGGCGGCCTTTTTTATTTTCTAAAACTCACGCCCTGAAGAGTTGGAATGCTTCCTATCATCAGTCGAAGCCAGGCCAAGGAAGCTGGGCTTAAGCGCTACTTCACGGGAGAGCCGTGTAAGCGGGGCCATCTATCAGAGCGTCTAACGAAATCGAACCGTTGCATAGACTGCAAGAAAGTTTGGGCAGAGGAAAATCCAGAGCGCGCTAAAGCGCTGTACCGCTCCTGGAGGAAGCAAAATCCCGATAGACAAAAAGAGCTGATTTATTCCTGGAACAGAGCGAATCCAGAGAAATGCCTCAAATACCAACGCGATTGGCGTGAAAACAATCCGGATCGGGCAAGAGAACTGGACCGCAGGAAGAGGGAGAGAAATCCCAACTCCTACAAGGCAAGACAAAACGCTCGACGTACCCGTCTTAAACAGCCGATTTCGAAGTTTTGCAAAAAAGAGCTTCAAAAAATTTATCTGGAATGCCCTCCAGGAATGCACGTCGATCACATCATACCTCTACGAGGAGATGGTGTCTGCGGCCTGCATGTTCCCTGGAATCTGCAATACCTAACCGCAAAAGAGAACTTGCGGAAGAGTAATAAATGGGAAGCGGCCCAATCATGAGGCGCTTCAAATGCCCAGAAATGGGAATTCTTAGACATCCCCGGAGAACTCCCTAGATGGCGACGACGATTACCCCAACAATCGTGACGGTAAATGTCACCGTCACCGAGGCGCCCGAGCCGTCGCAGCTCCAGCAGAGCGGCGCTGCCGTTTCGACTGGCGGCACGACGCTGGCACCGGATACATTCCAATATTGCGGCTCTCTAGCAGCCGTGCAGGCGATCCTTGCGGCTCCGGTTGGGCTCACGAGCCTTTCTTGGGCTGGTGGTGTTGTCACCGCCACCGCATCAAGCGCGCTATCGTTCGCGACCGGCCAGGTCTTCACCGCTACGATTTCTGGCGCTGTCCCTGCTGCGTACAACGGCACCTTCACGGCAACAGTGACCGGCACCGATACGTTCACGTACGCTCTCGCGACAAACCCCGGCACCGAGACGACCCCTGGCGCCTACCTCCCGGGCAACGCTGGCTTCCTGAGCAACGCCGCGACCACGTTCTTTGCGCAGGGCAACAGCGTTGGCATGTACGTTCTGGAGCTCGGCCCGCAATCGACGGCAACCGGGGCGATCACGGCGCTGCAGACCTGGATCACAGGAAACAGCGCGCCGCAGGTGTTCTATGCGTACCTCGTGCCGGCTGCGTGGGATTTCTCCTCGGCCGCTGATCTGAATACGCTCGCCAACAACTACAGCAGCCCGACCGGGAAGACGTACTTCTTCGTCACGACGACCGCGGCGAATATCAGCAGCTATACGAACAAGGCGGTCTTCGCGACCGTGCCGAGCCCGACGCAGGCCAGCACGGAGCATCAGGCTTCGGTGCTGTTCTACAATTGGTTGGCGAACACTCCGAGCGCTGCGGCACCAGTCCCGCCGATGGGCTACCGCGCCGCTTACGGTGTCACGCCATGGGCGCAGACGACCACGAACAACGTATCGATTAACGCGGTTCTGTCGGCATACGGCAACCTGATTCTAACCGGCGCTGAAGGCGGTCTCCCGACCAACGCGTACCTGTTCAAGGGCACGACGATGGACGGCAATCAGGGCATGTTCTGGTACGCCATCGACTGGCTGCAGATCCAGATCAAGCTGATGCTTGCTAACGCCGTCCTCAACGGCTCCAACAGCAACCCGCCGCTCTATTATAACCAGAACGGCATCAACACGCTTTTGGCGGTCGCGCAGGACCAATGCACGGCCGGGATTTCGTTCGGGCTGCTGCTGAACGCCACCGTCACTGCGCAATCCTTTGCCAGCTACACCGCCGCGAACCCCGCGAACTATAAAGCCGGGCTCTATGGCGGACTCTCCTGCACGGCAACTCCGCAGCTTGGTTTCTTGTCTATTACATTCAACCTAGACGCGACAAGCTTCGCGTAGGGAGCGAGTAAATGGCGAACCCGATTATTTCTCAGGGGACCCTTAACCGGCTCCTTACGCAGATTACGTTTGGCTCCTATCCCGCGCTGAACATCGCGTCATACAACATGGGCAAGTCCTTCGCGACGCTCAGCTTCTCAGATCCGTTCACCACGCAGATCGACACTGCGACGGGCATCGTCAACAGCCCTGAACCCTACGTCAAAGCGACAATCTCTGTCGGCATTCTTCGCACGCAGAGCCTCGCTGCGGCATGGCTTGCACAGGTGGCGAGCAACAGCATCATCGGCTCGGCCACCGCATATTCTGACACGGTGACTTTCCCCGCGATCACGCTGAATAACGTCTCGATCCTTGGGCTTGATCCCGGCGCGTATGACGGAAACACGCCAGTCACGCAGCTAACGCTCACCGGGCTTTACTACCCCAATGCGAGCCTGTGGGCGTAATCCATGCAAATCAACGACGCCCTAAACCTCGTTATCCCGCTTCGCCGCGACGATAATGGGGAACCGACCATTTATGCCTACCACACGCCCGTCTCCAAAGAAGTCCTCGACGCAAATTATTGGGTGCTCGCTCAGACCAAGGCCGCGATCTTTGCCAAGGGCGCGACGTTCGCCGCGGATGTTGGCCCACGCATTGCAGCGCTCAAGATGCGTGACGAGGGCAAGAAATACGCCGCCGAGAATGGCATGGACGGAGACAGCGGGGTTGGTGCGTTGCTGTCTGATCTGCGCCGCCTCACGATGGTCCTGGCGCCTGGCGCGAACGGCTGGGAGAACATGCCGGTCGATATCGCAGTTCAGCGCGGCATCATTGACCAAGAAGATTGGAGTGAAGCCGAATCCGGCCTCGCTTTTTTTATTGCGAGCTGGTCCATGGCGAAAAAGGCCGACCGCAAGAGGATGGCGGAGGGCTTAGCTGGGGTTCTTGGAGCGTCGATTACATCCTCGACGCTTATGGACTTCGCCGCTTCCTTGTCGGGGTCGATGCAGGCCGCAGCTACAGCACACTCCAAGGCGGTATCGTCGCATCCATCCTAGCCCACGCTTCTGCTGAGGGCTTCGCGGGTATCGCGGAAAAGCTGGACATCCAATACCGCACGCCACGCGCTTATCGCGACAGGCACATCATAGAGACGTTTAAGGGTGTGCTTGGGAATAGGGGATAATTCGTGGCGACAAAATCAATAATTCAGATCGATGTCGCTGCAGACTCGTTCAAAGCCTTCGTTGAGATCTTCAATAAATACAACGAAACCCTTGAGCATCAGCCAGAAGCGGTCAAGAAGCTAGAGGAAGCTCTTGATAAGGCGGGGAAGGCGGGGCAAAAACTCAGCCACACCATGAACCCGGGCGCGAAGCGTCCTGGAAGCGGGGGCAGCGGCGGCGGGGAAAACCCAAAGGACGATTTGGAGAACCGCGCCAAAAGAGGCACTAACGCTCTCGCAAAGCTTGCTGAACAAATCAAGCGTACCGACGCTTCGATGTTGGCGATGTTCAAGAATGCCGACAAAGCTAAAAGCAGCAGTGGCATTTTCAAGCTCCTGCTTGGCGGGGCTGGAATCGAGGGAATCGCAACTCTTGCCGGTGGCCCAGCCGGGATGATTACGGCTTTGGCCGGCATGGCTGCCACTGCGGCGGCGTATAAAGCGGGCCAAGTCGTTCTTGGTGCCGGCCGGAATGTCTCCCAGACCGCTCAGTCTGCATTCGGCGCCAACATGGGATACGGGGCGTATCAGAACGCGACCGCACAGCTTTCGCCATTCATGGACAACCCCGGAGCGGCGCTACAGAATTTGGCGATAGCCAACTTTAGCCCGCAGAGCCAGGGAATGCTTGGTCTGTTCGGCGTCAGCCCAGGCATGAGCAAGCAGCAGCAGCTCAAGCAGATTTTGCTGACTGGCGCCGACGATCTACGAGCCAGCCATAATCTGAACACCCCGACCGCTATGTACGAGCGGCAACTTCTGGGAATCAGCTCGACACAAGAAATCTCGCTGATGAACCAGAAGAGATCCGATCTGGTCAAGGCCTTCAACAAAATGTCGAATGGGGCGCTGAACAACGCCCAGAACGTCAGCGGAGATACGATCTCCAAAGACAACCAGATGCTGGCCGACTGGCAAGCTAATATGAACAAGGCCGGTGCCACATTCGACACGGCGCTGAGTTTGGCAAATCCGCTTGTTACCGATTTTGGCAATGCCGTAGGCGGCGCTTCTGTAGACGTGCGCGCGTTTGGGCAGATGCTATCAGCCCTGACAGGAAAACCAAGCGCGGCTGCTAGCGCGGCATCCGGCGCGGATAGTGGTGCCACGTCTTCCGGCATACAGCCGGCGCTTTCTGTCGCCGCAAAAGGTGGAGATATTTCGGCCATCGTTCACGCGCTGAAGCCGAACGAAATGAACTCGATTGATGCCATAATGGGGCAATACGAGAAGGACGGATACTCGAAAAAGTTTGCCGCTGCGATGGCATCACAGGCCAGATCGGAGAGCAGCTTCAACCCCAACGCGACGAATTATTACAAGGGGCAGGAATACAAGGGGCTGTTCCAATGGAACGCGTCTCGGCGCGCTGCCATCCTGAAGGCGACAGGCATTGACGTGTGGAAGGCCAGCGCCGCCGATCAGGTTAAGGCTTCGATATGGGAAATGCACCATACTGAGCAGGCGGCGGCTGCCAAGATCAATGGCGCCAAAACTGCGTGGGGTGCCGGCGTAACGGCCGACAACGAGTGGGAAAGATCCGGCGACAACTGGTTCCAGCAACAAGAGCGAGGGGCGCGCGCGGCGGCTTATTATGCCGTTGGCCCGAACCCGCATGCAAGCAGCGATGTCCACAAAACGCTGAAAGCAATTGCGAAGCAGCAAGCCAAGCCGGTCAAGGTGTCGCTGAGCGTCACAAACTCAACACAGTCTAGAGTCGAAATGTCCTCAGTGGCGGCGGGGTGGGGATGAGCGGTGTCCTCAACACGATTGCAAGTGGCGTCGGAACCGCCGCGCAGACGATCTATACGCTGGCATTCCAGGTCAGCCCGATCATCCTGCAAGGCGGTATTGCCACGGCTGTCCCCGGCGGGATGCTGCCGATCATTGGTCTAACCGGGCAGCTTGCCTCTCTAGCCCTCTCTGCGGTCACGTCGGAAAGCCTCTCGGTCAACGACTTTTACGCACAGTACATTCCGATCCCTGGCGGCACCGTTATCAACAATGCCATCGGCATGTACCCGTTCGCGAACCAATTTGTCGCGGCGAATGCGATCATTCAGCAGCCTCTGAACATTTCGCTTCTGATGATTGCTCCGGTCAATCAGACGGCCGGATATCTGACCAAGCTTGCGCTTTTTTCGGCTCTGCAATCGTCTCTTCAGCAGCACAATGTGCTTGGCGGTCGGTACTGCATCGCCACACCGGCCATGATCTATAACAACTGCCTGATGACCGGGATGACGGACGTAACGCCGCCCGAAAGCCGTCAGTTGCAGATTGAATGGCGCCTCGACTTCATCCAGCCGCTTGTTACTCAGGCGGCAGCCGCGGCGGCGCTCGGAACTACGATGCAAGCGGTCACGAACGGCTCTCAAACTTCCGGGGGGCTGTCGTGGTCTAGTGCGACGTCAACTGCGACGTCCGCTGTCGGGGGCGCCTTAGGTTCCGTGGCAGGCTATGCGTCGTCGTTGACACAGTTCCTGTCGGGGACAGTCCTATGACGACGTACATTCCCTTTACGCCGTCACAGATATCGGCGCCGCCATTCTCAACTCAGGTCACGCTAGATGGCACATCGTACACGTTGTCGTGCTTCTGGAACTCGTACCGGGGCGGAACGAGCGGACAATCTGGTTGGTATTACCAACTGACAGATCAGAGCGGAAACGTGGTCATTACTGCTGCGCTCGTGGGCTCTCCAGATAATGCCCCAATCTATCTGGCCTGGGGAATCCTGACGTCCTCCACGCTGCTTTACCGCACGTCCAGTGGGAACTTTGAAACGGTGCCCTGAATGAGATTTTACGATCTGGCGGTCTTTCAGGCTGGCGCTACGACCACGAGCCCACCGGTCCTTCACTATACTAGCCATCCCCAGGCCGGGAAAACTCCGGCACAAAATATTCCAGTCTATACCCAGGGCCAGCTAAACCAAGATAACCAAACTCCGGTCGGCTATACATCGGCCAGCAACACCGCTGTGTCGAATGTCGCCTCGACGCCCAACAATGGAAGCCCGATCTACAAGCCAGATCCCGGTGCGCTGAATATCATTTTTGACGCCATGGTCGCCACCCAAGGCACCGACGCCAGCGCATATTGGGGATCGAGCACGGGCGGCAGCACCGTTACGATCGAGGGCCTGCCTCCCACACTACTAACCCAAGCGTATTCACTATCGGGGATGCAGATCGTCCTTAAGGGCGGCATGGGGGTCGGTCTTCCGTTGGCCAACCCGAAGCAAGCGGGCGTGCTTCTGAGCGGCACAATTAACCAGGCATTCGGCAACTGGCGGGGAACAGAACTATCCCTAGACCTTATCGTTACCGGGGGTCCGGTTGCGACCGGAAATTTCAGTTTTAACTGGCCGGCTGGGACGTATCTTGGCACGGCCATTCAGAGCGTGCTCGCCCAGAACTTTCCCGGCGTAAAGATCGTAGTGAACGTGCGGCCGGATGCGATCACCACGACCGTCCAGGCGGGACATTACGGAACCTTGCGAGAGTTCGCCGGATTCATTCGGGGGCTAACTGAAGGGCAGATCATATCGGACGACTACCCGGGCATCACGATCCATTGGAACAAAGGTGTTCTCTGGGTGTTCGACGGCTCGGCCCCGCCGACGAATACGCAGCTCGTGTTCACGGATCTGGTCGGCCAGCCGACATGGATAGCCAATAACCAATGCGTGGTCCCTCTTGTTATGCGGGGAGATCTGCAAACGGGACAAACGATCACCTTTCCGCCCGGAATTCAGAGCCTTCCTGGATTTGCGACCACCACAAGCGCTAGCACGTTTGGGATGGCGAAAATGCAGTCGTCGTTTCAAGGGCAATGGGTGATTGTCGCCATGCGACACACGGGTAACTTCCGTAGCCCTCGCGCCGATACCGACTGGACCACGACCCTAATTGTCTCGCCCGCTTCACTCTACACAGCATCGGCCGCCGCCTCATGAGTGACAATTTCGGAAAAGTCTGGCTCCAGAGCAGCCAAAACAAGCTCGCAACCAAGCGAGCCGCCGAAGCGATCCAGAGCACGGGACGTGCGCTACCGTGCCGAGTTACAGCGGTCAATGGTTCGTTCGTGACGGTTGCGTTTGAGGTTCAAGCCGCAGGCGTGACGCTCCCGAGCGTGACGATCCCGAAGAATGAAAGTCAGTGGCTGCGGGCTCCAACGCAGGTTGGCGACTATGGCGTGACGGAACCGGCGGACGCAAACCTTAGCGCCGTCAGCGGGCTCACAAGGGGCATTGCGCAGCTCACGCAAGGCAATGGGAATCTGACGGCGCTCATGTTCACGCCGATTGCTTCAACGGCATTCGGCGCCTCGCCCGATCCGAACAAGGCATGGATCAATGGGCCAGCGGGCGCGGTTCTTTCGGATACGGCGCAGACGGTCGTTGTTACCGCGAACAAAGAGACGGGCCAAGTAACCGTCACCGCCCCCACTTCGGTGGTGATCAAAGCTGGAGGGAAAACATTCACCTTCAGCGCTGCCGGCGCGACGATGAGCAATGGCGTAGTGTTTGAGACGCATATCCATACGCAGGGTGCCGATAGCCACGGCGACACAGAAGAAAACACAAGCGGTCCTGTGGCCCCCTAATCTAACGAGGCCGAAGTATGAGCCAAGCACTAAGCGGCCAAAACCTAAAGACTTGGGGCAGGGTCTACAACGAAGACGGCTCCTACCAATGGGTGCCGGTCACAACAGACGCGAACGGGTACTCAGATGCGGTGATGCTCACGACGATTATCCAAGTGTTGAAACTCAACCTTGGGGAGTCACCCTTCTACGCGAACTACGGCATCCCAGCCCAGCAAACCATCGTGACGCAGGTTTTCCCAGACTATTACGCGACACAGGTGCAGATGCAGTTCTCCAGTGCCTTTGCCTCGCTCGCGATCACCCGTGTGCCGGGGTCGAATCCGCCGATCTATTCGGTAAATGCTGTTACCCACTCGGGTGCAATCCTTAGTCAGACGGTGCCCGTATGAGTGGTTCAGTATCCATCCCTCTGACGCTCACCAGCGCAGGCCCCGCGCCGACGCCGCCAGCAACGCTCAATGACACGCTAATCTCTGAAGCGACCGATCTAAACCCGACGCTGACGACGGATCTGCCGGGCTCGCTGATTGAAGATCTGGCCAGCACCGGCACGGGCGCGCTGGTGGTAATCGACCAAGCCCGTGTCGATGCGGTCAATTCAGTCACTCCGCTCGGCGCTAGTCCTTTTATCCTCGCGGCGCTGGGGCAGCAGTTCGGCATTCCGCAGGGCATCGGCTCCAATGCCAGCGTCGATGTGCAGTTCACGGGATCTGCCGGCTACGTCATCCAGCCCGGCTTCACTATCAGCGATGGTACGAACCAATACACGGTCCAGAATGGCACCGTCATTCCTGAGAGCGGCCCGTCGCCACAGGTAACGGCGGTCGCTACCAACAACGGCACGTTCGCAATCCCCGCTGGCACCGTCACGCAGGTCATTACCTCCGTGCCGACTGGCTATACCGTGAACGTCACGAACCCGCAGGCTGGCGTTCCGCTCACGGCCCCACAGACGGTCCCGGCATATCGCTCGCAGGTTATGGCTGCCGGCATTGTCGCATCCACCGGCACGCCGAATTACCTAAAGACGCTCCTCTATGCCATCACGGGTGTGCGGCCGAACCTCGTAGCGGTTCGTTCCGTCACGGGAGGCTGGCAAGTCATCTGCGGCGGCGGCAATACCTATGCGATTGCCGGTGCGATCCTCCAGGCGGTTCCGGATATTGCGACGCTTCAGGGATCGACAGTTTCGTCTTCGCGCAATGTGACTGTTTCTCTGTTCCAGAATCCCGACACATACAACATCGTTTATGTGAACCCTCCACAGCAAGTTGTGACGGTGGCGGTGACTTGGAACGCGACGCTACCGAACTTCACGGCAGGCACTTCGGTGGCGCAACTCGGCGCTCCTGCGATCCAGAATTACATCAATAGCATATACGTCGGCCAGCCGATCAACGAACTAGAAATGACCGCGGCGTTTCAGAATGCGGTAGCTTCAGTTCTACCGACCGTGAACCTGACGACGCTGGAGTTTGTTGTCACGATTAATGGGACGGTTGTTTCGCCGAGCGCGGGCACGTCTATTATCGTGGGAGATAGCGAAGGATATTTCTATTGCTCGGCTACGGGCGTCACTATCACGCAGGGGTGAGCCCGTGAGCGAATCATTCTCGACGCTGCCGCTTCAGAAGCAGCTGGGCGCCTATTGCTACCAACAATACGCCGACGATCCCAACATTCAAGCCTTCTTCGCGGCATATAACAACATCGCGCAAGGCTATCTCGACTGGTTTAACAATACGCCGCTCGGGGTCTATACGTCGCCCGCCATAGCTGGCCCGTTGCTCGATTGGGTAGGCGAGGGCGTTTACGGGATTGCGCGGCCGGTTCTGACGTCGTCTGTCATCACGAAAATCGCGGGCTACAACTCAGCGCCCTACAACACGGTTCCGTACAACGGGATGCTGTTCTCAGAAACCGGTACTGCGGCCGTCGCGACTGACGACATCTATAAGCGCGTTCTTACGTGGCACCTGTATCGTGGCGATGGACAGCAGTTTTCGATTTTTTGGCTGAAAAATAGGATTAATCGGTTTCTGAACGGCGTGAATGGTGCAGACTGGCCGGTCCTGAACAATCCGCCTTCTATCACGATCTCAGGCAATACGTTTACGATCTCGGCTTCGGCAAGTTCGATATTCTCAACGCTCCAGCAAGCTATCGAGAATGGCATCCTTGCGCTGCCGTTTCAGTACAATTTCATCGTTGCGAATTATCTGTCGAATGATGGTGGCGTTCTTCAAGTCGCGGCTGCGGCCGGTTATCCGACGAGCAATGCCGGCTTGGCAACGGGGGCGCTATGGAGCAACGGCGGTGTCGTCTGCGTCACCGGGACAACAACGCCAAATCCCGCTGCGCCTCCAGTCTATTTCTCGTCAATCTCTGCCGGCCAGTTGCTATCGCTCGGTGGCGCGAACCTGCCGACGAGCAACCCAGGAGTCGGCAGCGGCCAGCTTTGGAACAATATAGGCACAACTGGCGGAACTGGCGGCGTCGTCTGTATCGCCTGAGCACGGAATCCAATGACAATTTTTTTCTTTGATAACAACATCAACACGTCGCTTGCGTCGCCAATTACTGCATCCTCGACGACAATTACGCTGTCGAGTGCTGTCAATCTTCCGTCTTCGATCCCAAGCGGCGACGTGATGGCCATCACCCTGAATGACCAGGCCACGCGCCAGAATTTCGAGATCATGTATGCGACGGCGGTTTCCGGCGCGACGCTGACAGTTCTGCGTGCGCAGGAAGGGACGACGGCGCTTACGTGGGCGGTTGGCGATTTTGTATATAGCGCGCCAACGGCCGGACAGATGGGGAATTTTCTCCAAGTTGCGCCCGGCCGCCTCCTGAACGTCAAAACTTTCGCAACCCCAGGCACATTCACGTACACGCCGACGCCCGGCGCCAATATGGCCGATGTCCTTGCCATAGGCGGGGGAGGCGCTGGTGGGGGCGCTCCGGCCTCTACGTCTACTACGGTATCGTGCGGCGCGCCTGGATCGGCTGGCTCCCCTGGGCGTGGCGTTTATGCTGTCACGGGGGCTGTCACCATCACTGTCGGGGCGGGCGGCGCTCCTGTCACCGGCGGCGCTGGTGGAAACGGAGGCCAAAGCAGTTATGGGTCAATCCTCATAGCCCCGGGCGGAGCAGGCGGGAATCATGGCGGACCAACGGGGGCGCCGTTCGGCGAAGGCGGTGGAACATCCCCCCTAGCGACTGGGGGCACCATCTTCAATGCTAACGGCGCTCCTGGCGGGATCAGCATCGGGCTTGCTGCAGGTCTCGGCTTCGGTGCCCAGGGCGGCGCTAGCTTTCTGGGCGGCGGTGGCGCTGCAACGTCCCAGAATAACAACGGAGTCAACGCCATTACTCCAGGCTCCGGCGGTGGCGGCACATGCAGTGTCTCCGGCAATGGCGCGCTCACAGGCGGCAGCGGCGCTGGCGGAATCGTAATCATCTACGAATATTCCTAGGAGTATCATGGAAGAAATTTATGGAGCCCCGCAGCTTCCGCTGACGGGCAGCGAACTTGTGTCTATTCGCCAACCGCAGAATGAGAGGCTGGCGCTCTGCACGGCCCCGCTATCCGCGATTGCGGCCTACGTTATTGCGCAGGTTCCGCAATCATCGGGCAGTATTACCCCTTCGGCGCTGAACGCCGCGCTGGTGACGTGGGCGTCTGGCCTGCCGACTTCCCCGCCGAGCGCAACGGGTTTCTATCTCGATAACGGCGTGATCGCGTTCTTTCAGGCTCCCGCAGCCTAACCCTTCCCAAACGGAAAATTCCCGACATGAAAAATCTGCTTCTCGCGGCCGCGCTGTCGTGCGCGCCGGTGCTGGCCTTCGCCCAGACATATCCGTCACCGACGTTCAATTCCGTGACGCTGCAGAATCCCCTGACAGTGGCCAACGGTGGCACAGGCGGGAACACTGCGGCCACCGCGCGGACGAATCTCGGTGCCGCAGCCAGTGGCGTAAACAGTGACATCACGTCGCTCAACCAAAGCTCAAGCGGTCAGTTCTACCAGAACCTTGGAGCGAATGTAAATCGCATTCAGGATAGGCTGTTTGTTGGCGAGGCAGCTGCTAACCTGGGCACAAATGTGGCGTCACAGCCTGATTGGCTGACACAGTACCAGATCGCCAAGGGGCGCACTTATGGCTATGTGCAGACCTCAACGCTCGCGGTTGAAAATACAAATGTCGCCAACTCAGAAACGCCTTTTGTATCTGGGGCGCAGGTTGGGACGCAGGCGGGCGGCGCGCAGCCGATCGCAATCACGGGTATCGGAGTAAATAACGGAACATCTGGGGTAACTCAAGCGTGGGGTCTATACCCCGAGGGATACCGCGACACATCTGGAAGCGGCACGGGTGGCGCGTACGGCCTTGAAGCCGATACGATGAATTATGTTGGCGTGGCCGATTCAGATCCGTACCAGCAAAATGCAAGTCAGACTATCACCGCGCAACTTGCGGCTGGTGGTGGGTATTCGCCTACTGGACAATTCCCCTCGACAGCAGCCATAAATATCCAAAACAACGGCGCGACCTATGACAAGGGCATTGTGTTCGGGGCGAATGCGCTGACGGAGGATAACGGCACAACTGGAACTGCAATTGCCATTGCATTAGGCCATGGACAAGAGCTTCAGTGGTATGGCGCGGCCAACACGGCCACCGCTTCGATACTTGGCAACGGAACCACGGCATCTGGTTCGGTCGCACAGGTATTTAATGATAATCAAATAGAATGGCTGAATGCGTCCGGTACTCCTCTATTCCTCGCATCTAACAATTCTGGCGCGGTAAACTTTGCTGAGACAACCAACGCCACAACGGGGAACCCGCCCACCATCGCCGCGCAGGGTAGCGACACGAATATATTGCTGCTGCTGGCCGGAAAAGGTACGGGAGGCGTAGCGATCCAAGGAAATACTTCCGGCGTGGCTGCGCCAGCCGGCTATGTCGGCGAGAAACAATTCTCCGGAGTTCCTGCTACTACTGCATCATTGACCAGCGGAGTTTCCGCAAATGTGACCAGCGTAACTCTATCTCCAGGCGATTGGTATTGCGATGGACGCGTGTCCTATGATCCGGCCTCCACGACCAATCTAACCGCAGTTACCGCATGGATCAATTCAGTATCCGCAACTTCGCCGAACGTAGTAAGCGGCCTGCCTATTGCGGAAGAGGCGGGGATAAGCGTCACGGGGAATACACAGACGCCTATCCTAAATATGAGTCGTGGTGAATTTAACATCACATCATCAACGGTCGTTTATCTTGGCGCATCCGCGGCATTCACCGCTTCCACGTTGACGGCTGGCGGTGCAATCACATGCACGAGAGCGCGGTAGCGCTCTCTCATCTGATCCAGGGACAAAATCCGAACTAATTTCAGGCAGCGCCGTTCGACTAAATACCAAGACAGAACGCCACAAATGAGCGCGATTGGCATGCTCAAGAGTTGGTTGAAATGTGGCCCCGTGTGGGGGAACTCATAAACAACGAACTGCTGGACGGGCCAGCCGTAAATATACACGCCATATGAAAAATCCCCTGGAAGCTTTAGGGGCATGACAAACTTCGCAGACATCAGCCACAACGCGAGAGCCAAAAAGTCCGCGTAAAAGACCCAGATAAAAAGCGGCGTCCAACGTAAGGCGTAACACAGGATCGTCAGCCCGACGATGATGCGAAAGTCGATGGAGATTCGCCCCTTATGGAGCGCGCACAGCGCCCCTAGAGCAAATAAGGAGATGAGCCGTCCCGCCTCGTTCGCATTTGGAAGGCCGAGAATTTGGATGGTGTCCGTCTTCCAGAAAAACAGAAATGCAACCGCAGATAGAGCAAGCGTCGCGATTTTCTTGTGACGAAAAAAACCAGTAAGGCCTATGCCCAGAAGCAGAATATACATCGTCAGTTCGTAGGGAAGCGTCCAAAGGGCGCCGTTTGCTTGCTTGAACGTATTGTCCTGAAAAACTCCAGGAACTGTATAGACATACTGCGGATGCCAAAACATCTGCTGGAGAATGTTGGCGCTTGCGAAATATTGCTTGAGGGGCAACGTGGTTAGGAGCGGCCCAACAACCAGGAGGCAGACGCCACTGCCGACTACCAGCGCGGGGAAGATCCGAAAAAAGCGGCTTGCTGCGAAGTGGTAAATCGACGGATTCTTAAGCCAGCTATTTGTGACCAGGAGGCCGCTCAAGAAGAAGAAGAACTTGACCGCGAGCGATCCCGAATAATCAAAGCCTAAATATGCCTTTAGAGCCTCATGCACACCAGGCTTGGGGGCAAGGAAGAATGCGTGTCCGAAAATAACCGCCAGAGCGGCGATTAGGCGCAAAAGATCGGCGTTGTTATTCTCGCGCTGCAAAGCCTCAGAAATGAGCATTTTGGCCGCCCTATAATTTTGTCCCTAGGTTAGCCAAACGTTAACATCAGTTTAGGCGCGCGTCCATTCACGCTTTGCAAGGATTTCTGCCATGTCCGTTCGGCCGATGGCCACGCTGGCATGTGTGCTGGCCCTAACCGCCTGCTCCAGCACAATCACCACAGAGCCCCCAAAAACCAGCGCGACCCAGCAGCTAATTGTCTCATCCTCCGAGGCAAAAGCCATCGCGTCGCTGCCGGCGGTCCCGATCCCCGGGTCGGCGTATGTTGACCCATCAGACTTCACCGGCTCGAAATACGAGCTTGCTGCGTTTAAGGCGTGGCTCCTGGGCCAGGGCACGCCGCTGAGCGACAACCAGAAGACCGCCGCCGTCATCGTCGTCCCGTTCACGGGCGTCGACAGCTACGACCTGAAATCGCTCCTTGTCGGCATCCCGGCCTTCAAAATCGCGGCGTTGATGTCCACGCCAGAGATCGCGCTATACGGCAAAAGCACGGAAATCGCGATCAACCAGATCGGTTTCTATGCCTATGACCGCGCCACGGGGCGTCTGGTCGTGGCCGAGACCAGCAAATACGGGCTGCAACCCTATTCGGTGACGCGGGCTCTGTTTGTGTTCACCAGGGAAAGCCCGAAGATCGCGCCGGACCAACGCGCGCCTTAACCCAAGAGGTTAACCCCATGTCGCCCCTGAAATCCGCGCCCGGCCTCGCCGCGCGCGCCCTTCGTGCTGTCGGCACGTTCATTGCCGGCCGACTTGTGCAGCTCGGGCTGCTCGAGGACCAGGGACTGAACGTCGTGGCCTTCGACGGGCGGGCCAACATGACCGTCAGCGTGCACACCGCCGAAGCCGCTGGCTACCGCCCCGGCAACGTCCGTGTCCCGGCCGCCCAGCGCAAATGGTGGGGCTGTGTCGGTTGCCGCATGCTCTCGGTGCTGGTCCAGAAAAACCACTGTTGGAACGTGATGAACAACGTGCCGATGACGGCCTGGAATTACGTCAGGGCCTGCTTCTTCATCTCTTGGGTGCTGGTCTCGCCGTTCCTCGTTCATTGGTGGGCGCTGGTGGTCGACCTGCTGGCCATCGCGCCGTTTGCTATCGCCGAAACCATGTCGCGCCGCCGCCCATGAGCATCCTGCGCCGCATCAATTGGCTGTTCATCTCGGGATGCGCTGCCGCGATCGAGACCAGCGCCTGCGTTTGGAGCTTCACCCTCCTGCCGCTGATCCCGCTGGTCTGGCCGGCGGCGATGGCGACCGGTTCAGTTCGTCTCATCGGGGCTTCTGCAACTCGTAGCACTGCCTGTGTTGGCAGTGTCGGGAAAGATCCAGGCCGACCGGCTCGCAGTTCAATCGAAAGAACAACACGACGCCACGATGGCGATCCTCGAAGAGGTACGGCGCATCGGCGCTGAGACGCATGCAGCCGCTGTTGAAATCCACCAGATCCACAAAGCTATGAAGGAAAAATCCCAATGACCACTACCACGACCGCCGTAGCGACAACGGCCAGCGGTGCACTGCTCGTCGCGCCAATCCTCTATTTCGCCAGCAAAAACGGTTACGCTGACATGCCGAATTACGTCGCTGTCGATATCGCCGGCCTCATCATCCTGGCCGCTCACACGGCCGTTCATGTGATTTCGCAGCTCAAGGTTTGGCAGCGCTGGGTTGCGCCGGCCCCCGTTGCCTTTCAACAGTTCACCTCATCGGGCACGTTTACGCCGGTCCCGGGCGCGAATTCGTCGACCGTCCAAGCCGTGGGTTCCGGCCCAGCCGCGCCGACCGCCGCTCCCGCCGCCTAATCCCGGCCGCGCGCCGCCGCGCCGCCGGCTTTTCCCCTCCAAACAAACCGAAAGTCCCACATCATGAACCGTCGCTTCCTGCTGCGCACCTCTGCGCTGGCATTGCCCGCGCTTGCTCTCGCTGCCTGTGCCTCCACCACTGTCAACGGCGTCACCACGATCACGCTGAACCTCGTAACATTGCAGGCCTATGCCACCGCCGTGAAGAACGGCGTATCCACGCTGCTGAGCGTGCCGGCACTGAGTGCCGCGTTAGGCTCGGTCAAAGTCGCCGCGATCAATGCCCTTGTTGCTGACATGGCAGGACAGGTTGCCGCGCTAAATGCGGCGAACAAGGGCGTCGCTACGCTGACCTTCACCGTCGCCAGCGTACCGGCCGCAGTGAGCGCGTTTGAGGCCGACGCCTCGTCCCTGATGAACGATGTAGTGGTGGTTGCGACGAGCCTTGCGGGTTCGTTGGCCGCCAATGTCGTCACTACCGTGGACGCGCTGCAGACCGTGCTGGCGATCGGTGAGGCTGTGGCTTCGACCAGCGTTGGCGCGGCCAAGCCGAAGATGGGGATCAACCAGGCCCTGACGATCCTCCACGCCGCCTAACTGCAACCGGGGCGGTTTCGGCCGCCCTCTTTTTCTTTGCGGGGCTTGCAATGGCCGAACAAGCAGTTAAGTCGCCGACAGAATTGACTGAAAGCCAAAAGCTTCAGGCATTGGCGTTGAAATACTACAGCGGTTTCAAATGGCAACCGAAGGCGGGAGATTATTATACGACGTGCCGGGCTGACCTTGAACTTTATCGGGTAATTGACGTGACGGATACGGAGGTCGTGACCATCTATTGCGACCCGAACAAGATCGCGCCTCCCGCACGCTGGCCGAAAGACGAGTTTTTATCGCCGGATACGTTCGGGGCAATGCGCGTGTTTGTTCATCCATGTTTTCTTGAGGGGCAAAGCTAATGCCCCGCACCATGCGCCGCCCCGGCGTTCTCCCCAACACCTTCCAGGCTCCGCCGCGCCCGCGCCTTATCGGCGGCCCGAACTTCCCGTTCTCATATTCCCGCATCGTCGGCACGCCGATCTGCCTCGGGGAAAACGACCTGCACGGCGACTGCGTGACTGTGGCCGCGTTCAACGCCGCGGCAACCGCCAACGCCCGGCGCGGGATTTTCACGCCGTTCGCGGATCATGAGCCGTTCGACCTCTACGTGAAGCTCGGCGGCATGCCGGCGGATCAGGGGCTCGATCCTGCGACGCTTTTCAATTACTGGCTCGCTAATCCCATCGGCGGCTATCGCCTCGGAGGCATCCACGAAATCGCGCTGACCGACACTGCCGGCATCAAGCAGACGATCATCGACACGGGGTTTTGCTATTTCACCGCTGACCTCGATGAAGCCCAGATGACGCAGGAAGAATGGGCGCCTGTGGATTCTCCTGAGGAAGGTGCGCACGCGACGATCCTGGACGGCTGGAACGCCAACAGGTTCGATGACGCCACATGGGGCGCTGAGCGTGAGGCATCGCCCGAGTTCATCGTGAAGCAGGGGATGAATCTTTGGCGGCTGGAGCTTGTGCAAGCATGAGCCAAACCATTTCAGGGGATATCCCGAAAACAAAGCGCGTTCGCGCACCAAGGGCAAAAGAAGACATGGGCGTTGAGCGTGACATCGGACGAATTGAAGGCGCGCTCAAGGCTCATGAAGACCGCATGGACCGCTCGGACGCGGCGCATGCTGCGCAGTTCAAGGCCATTAACGAGCGGTTCGACGGCATCAAGCAACACCTCAATGGGCAGGACGAAAAGCTCGATATCCTGATCGCCAAGAGCAACCGCGAGGCCGGCGAGTCGGGCATGAGGAGGCGGGCTCTTTCCTTTGGCGGCTGGTTTCTGGGAATAGTCGCGGTCATTGTCGCCGCTTTGATCGAAGCGCGTTCGAGGGGCGGATAATGGCCAAAGAAGAGAAAATTATCCCCTCGCACGAACAAGACGAAGAACTGCACCAGGCAGTCTGGTATCCCGAACATCCACCGCGCACCGAGTCCGAAGAGTTCCGGCGCAATAAACGCCACCTTGTCCGCGATCTTGATCTTGGGTGCTGGATATGCGGCTCAAGATTGCAAAGAGAGGTGCATCACTTCGCGGTGGAATGGGCTCTAGCCGAAGACGCTGATTGGGATGCCGTGACACGGACATGCCACGCTGTGGACCCTCATGGGTTCAGCAAGGCCGATCCAGATGCCAAGGTCACAAGCCCGGACTCAATTTTGAACCTGATGGTTCTGTGCGAAACCCACCATCGCGCTCCGTACTGCGGCGTGCATTCCATTACCATGCCCATCTGGATCGCGCAGCGCATCGCCAAGCCGGGTGTGCAGATCACCGTCGCGCCGACCTAACCCACGCCTGACAACGCGCCCGACGCGCAGGAACCGCCATGTCCGCATGCACCGGAATGTTCGTCCAAGGTGACACTTACGAACAAACATGGACCCTGACCGACAGCACGGGCGCGGCCGTAAATCTCACGGGCTGCACCGCGTTCTGGGGCGCCCTGAACCCCAACGGCACGAGCC